CAAATATATAGTATAATATTATACTTATAGAGAAATACTATATTTTTTCATTACACCAAGAGGTATTAATTCACTTTTCATTTTTTCTATTTTTTTAAAACATTTATTAATTGTAACTTCACTAATTTCACTAACATTTTTTACATCTCTTTTTGTGATATTCAAATTAAATATTTGAGTAATAAAATAAACAACGCCAGCAGCAATTGAATTAGGTGTATTTTCAGGCATGTAATTTATTTTCTCTATTTTCATAGAAATAAATTTACACAATTGTGTTAATTCGGTATTGATACTTAATTTACTACAATATCTTTCTATAAAAGATTCTGGTGTTGTTTTACAAAAAGTAGTTTTTTCTTTATTATCCATATCTTTTTCTAAATCATTAATAATGAGTAATGCATTTTTACAACCTTTTGTTGCACTGGTTACATCTAAATAAAATATAGTTGCAATTTCTTTAGCAGTTCTAGGATAATTATTTATTCTACAAGAAATATATATAGACGCTGCTAAAATACCATCTCTATTATCACCTCTAAATGTAAGATCGTATTCAGATATTTTTTTATGATATATAAATGCATCATCAATAATTGCTTTTGGAATGCCTGCATTTTGAGACATGATAGTAATTCGTTGAAATTCATCATATTGAGATTTTTCTTTATAAGACATGGATTGCCATTCGGTATATCTTCTAATTTTTCTCATTTCATAACTAGTTGTTCCATTACATAATACTTTGCATCCAAAAGAAGATTCATGTAATAAAGGATTGATTGGCATTCCACATCTTGTTGGATCAGAATTATGATTATCATCTGCACCATAATATCTCCATTCAGCTGTTTGATCTACAATATCTTTATAAATAATACCACATTTGGGATTAGTACATGTTAAAAATCCTTCATCAGAGTATGCCAACATATAATTACAACATTCACAATTTTCTCTATTTCCAGAATTACTATAAACACATTCTAATTGTTCTCTATCAGGAAAAACTTCACTATCAAATATATTCCATAATTCTGTCTTATTGATTGTTTTGTCTGTTTTATTTTTTTTGCTTTTTGTCAAAGGGTCTTTAATTATAAATGAATGAGTTGTCATGGACATGTAATACTTTTAATAAGAAAATTATGTATTTAATTCAATTTTATAATATACTTATCAATTATGGGAAATACAATTTCTTCTTCTAATTTAAATCCAATTAATATATCATTGAAAACAGAGAAACAAGAAATAGATAAACAAGATAATAGTTTAGATTTAATAGATACATTAGATTTTATTGCTTGTAATTATATTTTTACAATGAATTATGAAAATATGAAAAAATTATATGATAAATCATATTGTGATAAATTAGTAATATTAACTAGTGAAATTATTAATAATTATTATTCTGAACTTGAAGTTCAACAATTATCAGATAGAATTCGTTTTGGTGAAGATTTTTTAACTAAACCAAAAAATGAAAAAGTATTTTATTACACTAAAAGTGAATTACCTGATAATAAACAATCAAATTGTAATCAAATTGCTAAATTTTATATCAAAATAGGACATTTATTTTCAGCAATATTAACTACTATTTCACCAGAATATGTTTATAAAGATCCAAAAACTGGACAAATTATTAAAAAAACATTACAACAAAAAAATGAAATTCCATTTGGTGTTTATCCTGAAGTGGTTAGTAATAATTTATGTAATCAACGTCTTCAAATATTAATAAATAAACAAAATTCTACTATACAGAATGATAATTTATTTGAAGAAAATGGAATTCCTGAATTAATGAATTTATATTTAGATAACAATTATGATTTCTCTACTGGATTATTTACTTCTATGTCTAAAGAAAACCAAGATAAGTATAATAAAGATTTAAATGATTTTTATACTTCTTTTACTCAAGAAGAATTTGTTCCTGATTATATAAAATCTTTTTCTGATATTAAATTAATTCATAAAGAAAATATTTTTGATAAATATGATATTAATATAAGCAATTTATCTAATCAATCCTTGTTGCAAAAATATGCAGAAAATATAAGAAATATGATTCAACGTATTCATTCTATCCAACAAAAATTTTTATCTATTTTAAATCAAGTATTTGTTATTGTAGATAATTCAAATCGTAGGATGAATTCTTTTATTGATTTGAATGATGATTTATCTAAAAATAATTCTGTTCGTATATCACATTTATTAACTGAAGATAAATTACATACATTAATTGAAGAATGTAGAGAAAATATTGTTGATTTATATATTCATTGCGAAGAAGATTTTATAGAAGGAATTAATATATACGAAGCAATCATTGAAGATATTTTATTTAAAACAACAAAAAATCAAATTACTACATTACAAGATATATTGGAAAAAATATATACAACAAAACAATATTAAATTATGTATATAATTATAAAATGGAAAATTATACAAAAAAATTACCTATTCATATTGTTTATAAAATATTATCTTATTTTCATAAAGAACAACCAATAGATTTATTACATGACATAAAACATTTTTATAACTCAACAAATATTATATTGTATTATTATGAAATAAAAATGTTGACTTTTGACCAATTATATAATAATGCAATTCATGATTGGTTAGTAAATGATTTATTTTTATATATGAATTTATATATGCCTATGATGTGGGGCTATATGCCCAAATTTTATAAAATTATATTAAGAAATCCATTTATAAATCCCAATTCAAGACAAAAATATTATTATCCTAAAAATTTTTTTGATGATTCAGATTACACTTATAAAACATACATGTATATTCGTAATTTAGATAAATTACCATCTAGTAGAGTATTTAATTTATTATGGGGATTGTTTCATAAAAAAGAAAGAGAACATTTCATAGAAATGACAATTAGAGAAATTAATCATTTATATGAAATAGATTAAAATTGATTTAAATATTTAAATATTTAAATCAATAACATTATTAAAGATGATTTCTCAATTAACAATTGCAATAAAAATTAGTTATATAGATGAAAATGGAATAATAAAAGCAGATACTTGTACGTTATTTTATTATATTAAATTAAACATTTTAATTAAAAATGCATTTAATATTATAAGTGAAAAAATAAAAGAAAAATTAAATTTAAATACTGATGAATACATTTTTATAAAATATAATTCTGGTTATGATATGAATATGTCATTTAATACTCAAAGTTGTCAAACTGTATATGACGAATTTAATACTAATGGGACTGTTCCATTTTATATTCATATTCAAAGACATGAATCTTATTTAAAGATGATAAATTTTCTTTTACAAGAATGTCCAATTTGTTTAAATCAAATATCTAATGCAAGATTTATTAGTCCATTTCGTTGTGGTCATAGCATTTGTAATGATTGTTATCAAAGATGTAGACAAACAAATCATAATTCTTGCTGTTATTGTAGAGAAATAATTCCAAGCAATACAAATTTAATTGTATAATTATAATATATATGACAACAAAAAAATCATCATTATCATCATCTAATGGAGGAATATTTGGTTCAGGAATTAGTGGCATTTTAGGAACAGTTGTAACATGCAATTCTACAGATAATTCATATTATTGTAATTTAATGAAAATAATAAATGTTTCAATAATTATTTTGGTAATTTTATTTTTTATTTTCATTATTTATAGTTATTTTTCTAATAGAAAAGGAAAAAAATAAATATAATTATTTTTTAATTATTTCTAATAAATCATCAAAAAAATTATCACAATTTGATTTATTTTCTGTTTTTATTTTTATAATTTCATTATTTTCATTATTTTCATTATTTTCATTAGTTTCATTATAAAAAACTGATAAATTTTCATTACAATGAAATAATATTAATTTATCTTTTTTATCATATAAAATAGAAATAGGTTCAGGTTTATAATTTGTTATTTTTGATATAACCAATTCACCAAAAATATCTCTACATGTCATCTCTACAATATTCATGTAATACAATAAGTTTGTTTCATTATTGAATCTATAATAAGTAAAATAAAAGTAATTGATAATATATCCTATTTTTTTTACATAATTTGAAAAATCTACATTAAAAAATACTTTTTTACACAAACGATTGATTATATTTTCATTTACATGGGTAATTGTTTTACACAAATGAGGATATTTTAATGCAAAAAAACTAATTACAAAAGTTCCAAAAGCATTTCCTATAATTTGTGGTGGATTATTTTTTCCTATATTATTTATTATATATTCTGCAATATAATTACTATAAAAAATAAGAATTTCATTTGGATTAAAATCTAATATTTTTTTAGATACAGTAGAAGCACCAAAAGCAGGTAGAGAAATACAATGAACAATATATCCTTTTTCTGCTAATTGTGCTCCTTTATCAAACCAAATAGAAGAACCAATACTATTTCCTTGAATAAAAAGAATATGATTTGTGGATTGTTTTGGAAATATCATTAATGAATGATTTTTTACATTAATATAATATTTTTTATTAATATCAATAATAAATGTTTGAATATTTTTTATAAAATATAAACTTGGGTATTTGGATTTTAAATCTTGAATATATTTATTCTCTATATCTAATAAATTAGTTAATGTTGGTGAACAAGAAAATGTTATAATATTTTTATTAAAAATATTATATATATAATTGATTAATGCATAAAACATTTATTAATTAAATAATAATATTTAATTAATATTTAATTGAATATATAATACCATGACCTTTCAAAGAAATGTCCTTCACATGGATTTATATGATGATTTACTTGTAAAATTAAATTTTTATAATAATCTATAGAATGTTTTAATATACATTTTTTATCAACAGCAAAAATACCATTCATATATATCTTGATAGGGTTTGGATATTCGTTTTGAATAAAATGTTTAAACCAATCTATATATAAAATAGGTGAATTGTTTTTATAATTGTCTTTTAAATAATATACGCCATTATTAAAATTCCAATCAGATTTCCAACAACTATTCCAATTATTATCAAATTGAGAATTATAATTTTGTGATTTTGTGTGTTGATTCGCTTCATTTTTTATATTTAATAAATAATTAATATCATTTGATCCTTTATGATCGGCAATATTAGCTTGAGTAAATATTACAATATCAGGTAAATTATTATAATTTTGTATAATATAATTTAAATAAGTTTCACTTTCTCTACCTACATTATCTAATAATATTTCATTTTCAATATTTAATTTATTACCTTTATTATATATAATGCAGTTGGATATTTCAGAATTTAACCAATTTATATCTTCATTGTATCTTGCAACAATTATTTTATAAGACATGTAATTATAATAATTTTTTCTCTAAATTAGTAACATGTTCTTTATTGTAAATAAAATTTCCAGTTGGTTTATATTTATTAATAGGTGTATATTTCTTATCATTTACAGATTGATTTTTTCCAGTATTTAACAAAATATCATTTGCAACTTCTTTTTTAATAATATCTGGTTTTTCTTCATTTATTCTATTTCCATATTCATCAACTACAAGTCCAGTTTTTTTCTTTAATTCACTTCTTACATAACTAGGAACAAAATGATTCCAACATATAAATAATGTATTTGGATGATAATATTGAACAGCAAAACCATTATCTTTTAATTTTTGAAACAAATAACCAATACAATCACCTTGATCATATTTTGGAACACCAATAATTATTTCAGGAACTACAAACCAACAAAATGGTTCATTTATTTTTTGTTTAGATGTAGTTTTAATTTTAACATGAATACGATTTAATATTTTATTATATAATTCCAATCGGTGTAAATCATATTGTTTCTTTTTTTCGTATAATTCATCTAAATTTATTTTTTCAGAAAAATCATTAATATTATCTAATGTAAATATATTTGCCATATATTATGAAAGAAAATGTATAAACAAGTTATACTATTTTTATATAAAATTTATATTTTATTATTTTTATGAATATTAAACATTTAGTTTTATCAGGTGGAGGTGTTTCAGGAATTGCAGGAATAGGAGCAATTCATCAGTTATTTGAATCAAATATTTTAAAAATAGAAAATATAAAAAGTATTTATGGAACATCTGTTGGGTCTATTATTGGGTTATTTATTTGCTTTCATAAGTTAGGTGTATCTAATGAAGTAATAAAAGATTATATTATACAACGACCTTTTCACGAAACATATAAAATAAATATGAATCAAATAATAAATATTTATGATTCAAAAGGTATTTATAATAAAGATTCTGCATTTATTTTATTTAAACCATTTTTTCAAACTATTGAACTCTCTACAGAAATAACCATGAAAGAATTATATAAACTTACATCAATTGAATTATTTTTTTATACAGTAGAGATAAATCAATTTGTTTTAAAAGAATTATCTCATATAACTACACCTGACTTACCAGTTATTGACGCTATTTATATGTCTTCAACATTACCATTAATAATGAGTCCTTTGATAAAGAATAATGAATGCTTTATAGATGGAGGAATTTTATGTAATTATCCTATTTTTGAATGTTTAAAGAATGAATCATTAAAGAATGAATCATTAAAGAATGAATTATTAAAGAATGAATTATTAAAGAATGAATCATTAAAAAATAGTTTAGAAAAAGAAATATTGGGTATAAATTATAATTACAACACTTTAAAAAAAATAACAATTGTTAATGAAAAAACAAATGTTGTTGATTATATAATTACAATTTTTAATAATATTATAATTATAGTATCTAATTATATTTCACTCAAAAATGAAATATTAAAACAACCAAAACCATATTATGAAATATCAATTCCTATTCAATGGTCATTTAAAAGTATTATTGGAATGTTTTACTCCGAAGAAGAAAGACTTTATTTTTATGAATTAGGAAGAAAATCTGGAATTTTATTATAACGCAGTTTTAAGAAATTCAATTAAACGATCAGATTGTACCTTTGCATCATAACTAATTTGTGTTCCATTTTTATTTAACTTAATTGTAGGAAATCCTTCCACATTATATGTATCCATTAATTTATTCGTTTCATTATTAGGAGTTGTACAATCCACATCAACAAAAATAACTTTATAACCATTAATAGTTTTATTTTCATATTCTTTCTTTACTTTTTCCCATTCTGGTTTTGCACTTTTACAATAAGGACACCATGTTGCATAGAAAAATAACAATTCTGCTTCATTACTTGAGGTAGATGAACCCCATTTAGGCATTTGTTCGTTATTGGGTTTGTATAATTCGGCAATTTTAGGTGAAAAAAATTTAATATAAACATAATAACATACAAATACAACTACAATTATTATTAATATATAAATAACCATCATTTTTATACTGCTTATTGGTTGTATTTTTGGAATAGACTCTTTTAAAGAATTTGACGACATATAATTATATATTATTTTTTGTATTATTTTCAAACGAAGAAATAATTAATTATTTAATTTACAAATGTCTTTTAACTTGGGTATTACAATTTTAACATAAATTAAATATACTGCAATAATAGCAATCACTCCTAATATTATTACTAATAAAATCATATTCATATCAGTTAATGAATAGGTTCTTACTAATTCAATAATTGTATCACGAATACAATACATATATATAAATGTATATATATTGTTTTTTTTTTGAACGATAAAAGATATAAATCAATAATAATTCACTTTGTAAATTATCCTAAATGAACACACCTTTAAAGGTGTTTATTTTGCTAAAATATATAGGTATTTTTATAGAAATTGTTATTTTCTATAGAATATTATGACGAATAAAACAAAACGCAATAAAAATATAAAAAATAAAACACACAAAAACTTGTATAATGAAAAAGATTTTAATAGTAATAATGGATTCTTAACATCTATTTGGGGTCCTGCTATTTGGCATTTTCTTCATATTATTAGTTTTAACTATCCTGTAAATCCTACTGAAGAAAATAAAAAACATTATTTAAATTTTATGTTGAATCTTAAATATATATTGCCTTGTAAAAAATGTAGAGAAAATTTGGTCAAAAATTATAAAGAATTACCTATTACAATAAAAAATATGAAAAATAGATATACATTTTCTCTATATGTTTATAAATTACACGAATTAATTAATAAAATGCTACATAAAAAATCAAACTTATCTTATGAAGATGTAAGACAACGATATGAACATTTCCGTGCTAGAAATTGCAATGAAATGACAAATAAAGAAATTGGTTGTTCTAAACCTTTATACGGAAAAAAAACAAAATGTATCATAAAAATTGTTCCTCACACCCAAAAAACAAATACATTTCAAATGACATAATTATGTTCCAAATGTAGAATATGGACTTATCATTGGTTGGGGTAAATCCATATTATTTGGTTTATAACTTGGCACCTTTTTACATTCAAAATTAGGTTCAGGACATCTTCCACAAGGAGGACACGGAGCACATTTATCTGTTTTATGATGACAGGCTGTAATCGGTGCAGGACATACTGGAGGAACTATTTCTGATTTTAAAATATATAAATCTTCTTGACCCAATGGAATTTGACTTGCAGGAATTGCAGGAGGCAATGAAGATGAATAATCATAATCATTATTAAACGTAGGAATATTATTATTCATAGATTGATTATTCATTGATTGATTATTCATGGATTGATTATTCATTGATTGATTATTTAATTGATTATAATATGTAGAAGAATATGATGCTTGATTAGGATAAAATGTTGGTTGAGAATAATTTTGGTCTTGTGTAAATGTCTCTATATTCCCATTGGAATATCTAATTTGAATTACAATTGTACCATTTAATTTAATTATTTCGGCAGTTGAACCATTTGGTGCATAAAATATTGTTTTGTTATATGTATTTTTAATAAAATTTGTTGATGTAGGTGAATCGTATGATTCAACAGAAGTAGAGACAGTATAATCACTATTTTTTGAAGAAAATGTATATTTTGTTTGTTTTCCTGACTTGTCTGTAATAATAATAACATAATTTCCATTATTACTCAATATTCTAGCTGTATTTCCATTTTTTCCTGTAAATAATGTATTTTTTATTTCTATTCCATTAATATTTATATCATTACTATTTTCAGTAAAACCTTCTTTATAACTTCCTAAAGTTGTAAATAATACAAAACATATAATTATAATTATGAATATATTTAATGGTTGTAAAAAAGACATCATATATTTATATATGAAAATATAATAAACAATTAATTAATTAATTGTTTATTATGAAAAAAATTGCAATTATTTATACAGGAGAAATAAGAACATGTAATTCAACAATACAATTATTTAAAAAAAATGTAATTTTAAATGAAAATTATCATGTTTTTTCAGTAATTCAAATAACAGATAATGTTGATTATTACACAAATTTAATTGAAAAAACATTAAAAGATAATTTAAAATCATTTGTTATCTTTGATAAAAATGATAATCATTGGATTCAATTGAGAGATGAATTAGTAAATAATATTGATATTGATAGTAATTGGAAATCATATTTAACTAATTCAGGATCAATCATTGAATATTATCAAATGTATTTGTCTTTTAAAAATATACAAGAATATGAAAATAAACATAACTTTAAATATGATTTTGTTCTAAGATTTAGAACAGATACAGTGTTAAAAGACATGATTCAATTTGACTATTCCATATTAAATTATGAATATATTAAAAATTTATTTTATAAAATAAATAAAAATACAGATATTATTTCTATAAATTCTTTAACACATTTTATGAATATAGTATTTAATGAAAACCGCACTCATTATAAAATGAAAATAAATAGTTTTGTAAATTCAAAACAACTAGATTATTTATTAAGAATTAAGGATGAAGAAACATTTTTTAAAGAAGTAGAGAATTATATTAAAAATGGTAATTATATTATTTCTCTAAGAAAAAATATAATTTATTTTATGAAAAGAGAACTGATGGATAAAATTCATATATTAGGTATAACATATGGAAAATATAAACAAGAAAATAATAATTATTGGTTTAATGCAGAATCACAATTTGAAGAAATATGCTGTCAAAATAATATTGATATTTTTAATTCAACAACAAAATTAGAAGATAATTCATTGTATAATTATAATTATGAAAATTATTTTGATAAAAATAATGAATTATTAGATAATGAATATTCTTTTTTTATTAAAAGAAATTAACATATTTATTTTATAAAAAAATTGAATCAAACTTTTATAAAATAAATAGACAAACAATACAATGGAAATGGAAAACGTAGTGCCTTTGGAAAACGTAGTACCTTTGGAAAACGCTGTGCCTTTGGAAAATGCAGTTAAAGCAATATCACCAAATGAGCGATTTGTGCTAACCTTTGATTTTGAAACAAGTGGTTTGCCTAAAAATTCTTGGGTGGATTATGAAATACAAACTATTTATAAAAATGGAATGATGTTTGGATCATCTAATGAAAAGGATTATCCTCACGCCATTCAATTATCTTATATTTTATATGACAATTTAACAAATAAAGCCAAAGTGGTTAATGAAATGATTCGTTTGCCTGATGGTGTTGAAATATCGGATACTAGTTATTTAATTCATAAAATTTCATTAGATATTACACAAGGAAAAACACGAAGAATCAAGAGCAGAAAAACAAGAAAATATCGTTATGATTATAATTATACCATTGATAAAGTTTTACATACATTTATGAAAGATTATCAGAAAGCAAATATTATTGTTTCTCATAATGTACAATTTGATAAAAATATACTTCTTGTAGAGATGGATAGATTAAGAAAAATACCAAATGATAAATATCTTATATTTAATGATTATATTCAAGAAATATATTTTAGTAATAAATTTTACTGTACAGCAATACAAGGGAAATCTGTTTGGAAAAATGTTGGAATTAATTATAAAGGTGTTTCTTATTATAAAATTCCCAAACTATCTATATTATATCAAACTTTATTTGGTGTATTACCCAACGAAGAAAAATTACACAATGCTTTATATGATGTTGTAATTTGTATTCGGTGCTTTTATATGATGAGATATAATATAGATATTATTGACTATAATAGAAAACTAAAAGAATTAATTAATTAATTGTAAATAAAATATTGTGAAAGATAAAATAAAATAATAAATAAAAATATATTTATGTTTATTGAAAAATTTGCTAATATAGATGAAATTATACATGTAGAAATAATCATTTCTGCATCTGCTATTAATATTTTATAAGACATTTCATTTGCATATTCTTTGAACACATCCAACATTTTATTTGTTCCTTTTTTTACTAAAGAAAATAATTTATAAAATAATAAATCATGAATGAGTTGAATTATTACTGCAAGAATAATAAATAAAATTAAATAATATTTTTTAAATATCATACTGTAAAAAAATCTTGCCAATATGATTCCAATTATAATAGAAAATACATCTGCAATAAATGCAGATAATCCAAATAATCTATACCATTTTTTTAATGAAACGCTTTTAATATAATTTATATTTGATAAATATATCACAATTAGATCAACAATGATTGCAGCGTTTAATATATATAAATAATCATTTACATTATAAAAATTGGATATATTTTTAAACATTATATTATCTATATATATAATTTGGAATAGTAATTATACACCACGAAATAAATAAAATAATTAAAACAGGAATATTTTTCACAACCAAGAATTTTAACATTTTAAGATTCATATTTTTTTCTTGTTCAAAATATTTACCCTTGAATCCGCATAAATTTTCATCTTTTCTAGATAAATCAGCGTAATCATATTCTATAATACCTGTATAGATATCTTTTGTTCCAGTTTTTTTACATTTATTTATAGGCGAAACAAAAGCATCACTATAAAATTCGGTTTTATAATATTTACAATTTCTACAAGAAGGAATATTTCCATTTCTTATTATTTGTTCGGTATTTACTAAATAAAATAAAATAAATAAAAAATTCATTTCATTGTATCTATTTATTTTTTTATATAATTATAATTATATGCATATTTCATTTCTCTACGATTCCAACCATTACAACAATATTCAAAAGGAATAAATGGATGATTACAACAAGCACTAGGAAACAAACAATCCTCATCTGTTTTACATTCTATCAGAGAACCATTTCTTCTTTTAATCCATCTAGGATATAATCTATATTCATAATTAATATCATTCAAAATATTAATTATGTTGCGTGTAAATGGAATGATAAATAACAATATAATTTTCATAATATATAAGATATATATATTTAAGCAGAACAATTATCACATTTTTTCTCTTCTTTTTCAGGTTCAATTGTAAATTGTTGTGCTTGATGTTTTGCTTTTCTACGCAAATAATAAATTCCTGTTTTTAATCCTTTTGTCCAAGAATAAAAATGCATTGATGTTAAAGTAGAATAATTTGGGTCTTCTATCCAAAGATTCAAACTTTGACTTTGACAAATAAATGCTCCTCTATCTGCTGACATGTCAATTAAATGTTTCATTGGTATTTCCCAAACTATTTTATATTTATCTTTTATCTCTTTTGGAATACAATCAATATTTTGTATACTACCTTTATTTGTAATAATATTATTTTTCATTTCTTCATTCCATAATCCTAAATCAATTAATTCTCTCATTAAATATTTATTAGGCAAAATAAATTCTCCTGCTAATGTTCTTCTACTATAAATATTACTTGTAAAAGGTTCAAAACATTCATTAAATCCAAGAATTTGTGATGTACTAGCAGTTGGCATTGGTGCAACAAGTAGAGAATTACGAATACCAAATACCATTATATCTTTTCTTAATTTTACCCAATCATATTTCGTAGAAGGTGTAATACCCCATAAATCAAACTGAAACTTGCCTTGTGAAATAGGAGAACCTAGAAAAGAACTATATGAACCACAATAACGTGGTTGTAACAACATTTCCGCCAAAATAATTTTAACATTTGGATCTGTTGGATATTCTAAAAATTCACTTAAATCTTTATAGTAGTCATCTTTATCTACTTTTTGGAAAATATATTGTAATTCATCAGAGAATAAATTTTTTACTTTAATTATATGTTCCAATCTTTCTATAGAAATTTCATTGCTCATTTCCAATGAAGCATGATAAATTGTCTCAAAAATCATTTTATTTATTTCTTTTGCTTCATCACTATGAAAACTAATATTCATTAAAATAAATGTATCTGCCAATCCTTGAACACCGATTCCAATTGGTCTATGAAGAAAATTACTTCTTTTTGTTTTTTCAGTTGGATAAAAATTAATATCTATTATTTTATTTAAATTACATGTAATCACTTTTGTAATTTTATGTAATTTTTCATAATCAAATTCTCTTGTCTCTACATTTACAAAAGAAGGTAAAGCAATACTTGCAAGATTACAAACTGCTGTTTCTTTTTCATTAGAATATTCTATAATTTCTGTACACAAATTGCTACTCTTAATTGTTCCTAAATTCTGTTGATTGGATTTCATATTTGCTGCATCTTTATATAATAAATAAGGCGTACCTGTTTCCATTTGTGAATCTAATATTTTAAACCATAATTCTCTTGCATCTATTTTTTTACGAATACATTTTTCATTGGATTCATATTTTTCATACAATTCTTTAAATTTATCACCATATACATCAGACAAACCAGGACATTCATCTGGACAAAAATAACACCATTTTCCATTATTTTTTACTCTTTCCATAAATAAATCAGAAACCCACAAAGCATAAAATAAATCTCTTGCTCTTAAATCTTCATCCCCATGATTTTTTCTCATTTCCAAGAAGAATTCTATATCTGGATGCCAAGTTTCTAAATAAATTGCAAAAGAACCATTTCTTTTTCCTGACTGATTAATAAATCGTGATGTATCATTAAACACTTTTAACATTGGAACAATACCATTTGATTGTCCATTTGTACCTCTTATTAAAGAATTTTTACATCTTACATTATGAATATGTAATCCTATTCCACCTGCATACTTGGATATTTTTGCACAATCTTGAAGTGTATTAAATATACCTTCAAGACTATCTTCTTCCATTGCCAATAAATAACAAGATGATAATTGAGGCGTATGTGTTCCTGAATTAAATAATGTAGGGGTTGCATGAGTAAAATATTTTTGAGACATTAAATCGTATGTTTCTTTTACTTTTACAAAATTATTTCCATGTATTCCTAGAGAAACACGTAGCCACATATATTGTGGTCTTTCTACAATTTTATTATTAACTTTAAATAAATATGATCTTTCTAACGTTTTTAATCCAAAAAAGTCAAAAAGATAATCTCTATCATTTACAACCATATTATCTAAAAGTTCTCTATTATTAGAAACAATTCTCCACAAATCATTTGAAATAATTGGAGAATGATTATTATTTACATCTTTATTTTCCCACAAAAATCTCATTACTTCTGTAAAAGAAGAATTTGTATTTTTATGATGATTGCTGACAAAAATTCTTGATGCCAAAATACTATAATCAGGATGTAATGTTGACAATGCTGCACATTGTTCACACGTCAATTCATCTATTTTTGATGTAGAGATACCATCATATAATTGGTCAATCACTTTCATTGTTAATGAAGAATAATTAATTTCAATATTTACTTCTTTTCCTTGTTTTTTTATTCTATTTAAAATCTTATCAAACAAAATAGGTTCAATACTTCCATCTCTTTTTTGAACACACATTTCCTTAGACATTTCTATTCTCTATTTATTACAATAATTCTAAACTTATTTCATTATAATATTGCATTAACATAATAATTTAAATATTATTTACAATAATACATGTTGTTTAAATTGAGATGTCATTACAAGTAAATGATTTGATATTTTATAAATGTGCTTATTATATAATATCAAATATAAATGAACGATTTCTAAAAATAGATGAATTATTTTCAACTGAACAAGAATCATTATATATACAATCCAATGATGAAGATATTCAAATTCCTAAAGATGGAATAAAATTATTTAGTTTTTTAAAATTTGTAGAGAAATATAATTATAAATGTATAGGAACAAAAATAAATGTAAATAATTTTATTATTCCAGAATTTGAAATTTTTAATAAATGTAAATTAACTATTTCACAAATGTATAATATTCATTATTCATTAAAAAATACAAAAAATAATAATTTGGAAATAAAAAATATAATAATAAATCCTTTTCTTTTTATTACAGAAGAATATCAATTATTAACATATGATAAAGCAGATTATATTTGCAAGGAATATAATTTATTTATAAGTGATACAACACGATTATATGCATGGTCTTATTGTTATTTTTTAAAAAGAAATAATTCTTTTTATGTATTGAAATCAAAATATATGAAGGATATTATAGATTTTACAACACAAAAATCTATTTGTTTAGATCAAAAATTAATTGATAATATTAATAAAACAATTATTGATAAAGAAATTAATGGAAATATTTATAAAACAACATTCTATTTATTAAATCTTGAAATCAAATTAACTGATTTAATTATTCGTATGTATTATGAAGAAGAAGAAGAAAAATCTACAACAGATGAAGTATTAATAAAGTTAATTATAATGTATGAAATAAAAAATAATATTCAATTTGAAAAAGAACAAAAAGAAGCAATATTAAATGCGATTCAATATAATTTCTCTATAATTACAGGTCCTCCAGGTTCAGGTAAAACAGAAATAATTAAATGTATCAATTATATTTTTTATAGTTTATATAAAAATAATAAAGAATCTATTTCTAGAGAAATATCACCCAAAACAATTAGTTTAATTGCACCAACAGGTCTTGCATTTGTAAATATGAGTAGAACACAACGTTCAGAATATTATAATGATGTGATTTCAGGAACTTGTCATAAAGTTTTATATAAAACTTTATCTGATTGTAAATCACATCATTATAAAAATAAATATTGCAGTGAATGTGATAAACCTGAAAATGAATGTAAATATTATAATAGTTTTCCAAAAGTATTTATTGTTGATGAATCATCTATGATGGATACATTTTTATTCAGAGATTTATTATTGAATTGTGAATATTATAAAGCAAAATTAATTATAATAGGCGATCCCAATCAATTACCTTCTATTGGTCCTGGAATTATTTTGAATAAAATAATAGAAAGTAATTTATTTCATGTTGTTTCATTAACAAAAATTAAGAGACAAAAAACAGGTCAATTAATACGTAATATTTTTAAAATGACAAATGATATATGCACATTAACTGATTTTACAGATGATACAATGATTTTTCTTTCTACAAAACAATTTATTGTAAATGATGAAATAAAAAAACAAGAAATAATTAAATTAATACAAAATAATAATTTAACAAAAGAAAATTCAAAATTTATAAGTTATTATAATGAAAAATTTTTATGGAATGTTATTAATCTAAATAAACTATTACAAGATATTTATAATCCAAAAGATAATAATGAAATACCATCTACGAGTAGATTTATCCAACCTTATATTTTTCGTATTGGTGATAAAATTATTCGTTGTGAAAATGATTATAGCGACGAAAAAAATATGAGAGCAAATGGTGAAGAAGCGATTATTTTATCTTATAAAAATAAAAAAGTTATAATACAATATTCAGGAAAAAATGATGTTGATAAACCTACTTATATAGATGTAGAGATATTATATGAAAGTTTCAAGTTAAATTATTGTACAACAATTCATAAGTCTCAAGGAAGTCAATATGATAATGTAGTATTTATAATTCAACCAGGACAAAACATAATTGATAAAAAAAGCATTTATACCGCAATTTCTAGAGCACGAGAAAAATGTATTATTATTAGCAATCCATTAGATTTTGTTAAATTACAAACAAATAATCATAATGATAAAGTGTCTATATTTTTGGAAGAATCAAATGAATATACAATTGAAACACACAAATAAATTGTTATTATTATTTACTTACTAATAAAATAATAATAATATATATGTTAAAAAATTATTATGGTTTTATATCTCTTATAATAATTTTAATAGCAATCATGTTTCTTCCTTTAGCAAGGATGATTCCTTCTATTGCTAAATGTAGAGAAAATTATGAAAATATCAATTCTACTGATACTCATTTATTAAATTCTTTTCCTATCAATAAAACCAAAATAGTAAATTCAGATAATTATTCACATGATTGGATATATTATCCTATTTTTCCAGTTGGTTCTTATGAACAAATTACCAATAATTTAAAATATTTTAAAAATCCTGATGAAGGAACATGTATTCCTGCTGAATTTTGTGGTGATTTTTATCACGATAGATATCTCAAACCTGATATAAATATTATAAAACCATTACCACCTGTTTCAAATGATCCAGGTATAAGAGTTGGTTATTATAGAACAAAAGAAGATTTATTTTTAAGTGCACAACCTGGTTCTATATTAGAACTTCCTGCATTTTAATAATTAGTTATAATTGTATTATTATGTCCACACGAATAAATATCAAATAATTCTTTATTTTCCATAAATACTAAATACCAAATATTCACTTCCCACATTAATAATTTTTTCTCTCTAATTACCTCTTTTATTTTTTCTCTACATTTTTCGGCAAATAACAATAATTTTTGAGATGAACCACCAACAACACTGCCTGCAAAATACCATTCAACATTTTTATATATATCTTTATGATTATTATAAAGTAATGGACTTTTTAAAGAAGCAATACGTACATTTTCATATTTATTATTTTTTAAATTACAAATATTTTCCATAAATTTTTCTCTAGGTAATTTCATCATATGATATATACCAAAATCTACCCAAACATATTGGTTAGTATGAAAATGATTTAATTCAATTGCTTTTTGTAAAAATTCAGGTTTGTTATTTTGTAGCAACATGTAATCCAACGTATCTTTATCGGAATTTCCACTTACATAAAAATTAGTAATATCATTTTTATATTTATAAAAAAATAAATCCTCTTTTTCAAAAGGAATAAATATAGTATTTTCTCTATTATAATCTTTGATAGAATCAATTAAAACTTTATTCATAAAAATTATTTTTGGTATATCACAATCTATTATTAATCTTCCAAGTTCCAAATATTTATTTGTATCTCTGAATTTTATATTATTTACATCCGTTATAAAACAAGAAACAATAGTTGTCATATAATTCATTATTCAATATTTTTTAAATAGATATTCTAGATTTTGGTTTTCTATGTTCAAATCCATCAATCTTTTCTCTTTTTATAATATCCCAAAAATTTGATATAATAGGAATCATGTCTTGGAACCATTTTTTATTTCTTTTTACTAATATACAACTAATATCATTTAATTTCCAATATATTTGTTTTACCCAAATATATTGTTCATTTTCTTTCAATGTTTCTTCTATTTTATAATGAGACCATACTTCAAAATCAGTATAAGACATGTTAATATCAGAATATATATAATTAGGTTTTCCAGAATTTTTGTCTAAAAAAAATAAAAATATCCCTTTTTTTTCTCCTTCTTTACTAATAAAAATATTATCATCAGAATCTCTAATAAATTCTAACTCGTCTGTATATTCTATAAATTTTGTTTCTAGAAAATCACATTCATCAATATTAAATGTTTCCATTTGTAATTGCATTTGTATCCAATATTCTTTTTTAGGAATGCCTGTAATTTCTCTATTTACTATATTTTTTACTTCTAATAAACGACCAAATCTATTTGAAGATAAATCTACATTAATTCCATCTGGAGATGCACCAAGAAATAAATATTTATCATGTCTTAAACATCCATATTCTTTTATTTTAGTCTTGTAAGTATTTTCATAAATTAATATAGATAAAGGTTCATATTTTTGACCCCAATGTAGAGAACTTTCTATATTTACAAAATTATTGTCATTTATTTTTGTTATACATTTTTCATAAATTAATGAATTTTGTTGTGCTTGACTTTCAAAAATTTTATAAGCATTACTTGCTGTTAATATATTATTTCTAAAATCATACCATTCAGGTGTTTTTTGAACTGGTTGTTCAATGTTATTTATTTTTTCTAAATTATCATTTATAATCATTTTTTCTTCCATAGATACTTCTCTACAATACGTATTTTTTTCTTGTCTAGAAGGATAAATGAATTCATAAAATAAAGGTAAAGATTCTTCTATTAAATCCATAATGTATTCTTCAATAATATCATTATCTTCATTGAATGACATTTTTAATAAAGAAAAAACTTCATCAGTTATTATTTCTTCAAAATTTGGATCGCTAATTATAGAAGGATTTAATTCAATAAAATCATAATATAATTCTAATAAAGTAGAGAAATCATCATCAATATAATTCATTAATATAAATATCATTATTTATTTATATTAATTTATTTTTCATAGTAGCGTTTTTACATGGAGGTAAACTTTTTAATGTATGAATACGATTTTTGTCTATCTTTAAACTAAATATTTTTGTTTCTTCATTATATGTCAATGGAGGTATATCTTTTATTTCTTTATTAACTTTATCATATTGAACATCTTTGACTCTTTGTAGTTGCTTATTATCTAATGAATCTTTTAAAAAAAGAGTTAATGTATTTAATACTTCTTCATCCAAACCATTTGTTTCAACATATTTTTTTGCAAAGACAACTAACTTTTTATATTTTGTATTATTATCTATTTTTGCCCAATTTTCATTCAAGTTTTGTAAATTATTATCTTCTAAAAATTTATCCAAACTATTAAAATCACTTACATTTGTTGAATCAATAATAATATTTCCTCCTGATAACATTGATTTATATTGAATATTTTTTAATTCAATACATTCATCCGATTTCATTGTCATTTTACTTATATACAAGAGATAATCTTATATCTTTATAAATAATATATAAAGAAAAGAATATATAATAAAGTTTTAGATCTTACATTTTTTATTTCGTAATGATTTTTTATTTCGTAATCTTTTTTTATTTCGTAATGATTTCTTATTTCGTAATGATTTCTTATTTCGTAATGATTTTAATAATGAATTAATAATATTTTGTTTTCTATGTCTATGACGTGTATGTTTTCCACCATATCCAATTGCTCGTTGATTAAAGCGTTGTATTGGATTCATTGGATAGGTAGCAATTACTTGTAATGTTTTTAATATCATTTTATGAAGAGGATTCCCTTTATCTATATAGGGTAATTCACCTTTTATTTCTGATAATAATTGTATACAATGTTGTAATTGATCATCAGATAATCGTTGTTCGTTCTCTATACGTGATACTATTTGTTGTAGAAATTCAATACGATCCAATTGTTTTTGAGAGATTTGTAAATTTCTTTCTGTATTTAAAGTTATAACATTTAATACTGATTTTGTATCTTCTACATCAGATAATAGTTTCATTATATAGTCTTCTTGGATTAATTGTCTATCACCATTTTCAATCATTAGTTGATAATTATTTGTAACAATATCTCTAGTTGCTAAATTTTCTAGTAAAATCTCACTTAATTGATCTTGTATAAATTCAAATTTATTCATTTCAAGTGATTCTTTAAGAGTTAGTTGCTGTAACAATTTTTCTGATGTACTTTGTATCTCTGTTTGAAATTCTAATGCCATTTTAGATAATTGTTCATTTACGTTAGTAGTTATTCCTGCAATTGCAGGAGCAGCCAATATTGCTAAGAATTTGTTGTCCATTAGTGCTTCTAATAAAGAATTTTTTAACTTCAGTGATATTTGGGTTGTTATATATTCTCTTTGTTGAATAGTTGTCTCTTTAATAATTATTGCTTGTTCTTGTAATAAATTTATTGTTTGTTCTTGAAGAGTAGAAATTGAAAATAAATTTCTTAATATAGAATCAAAACCACTTGTAATTGTTGTCAAAGCATTAACAAATATTCTTTCAATGAGTGTATCAACTATTCCGTAAAAATATGCAAGAGATTTTACTAAATACATTACTCCAATACTATTTGCAAAATCTAATGTTAATCTTATTGCTTTATTAAATCCTATATCAGGACCTAAATTATATAAATATGTACATACTTCAATTAAAAAATACATTAATGGACTCGTAAATTTATTAGTAAATAAATATATTATAATTATTATACATATTGGTTTACCAACAAATGGTATTTTATAAATAGTTGTAAATGCTTTCAATATATAATAAATTAATTTAATAAATACCACACCACTTATTTTAAATATTGCAACTACAGGTAGTCTTGTTAAACCAAATATAATTTGTTTTAAACATGTTGTAATTATATTTGATTTTACAAACGTAATAGAACCATCTGGATTTACCATAACTTCTTCTTCTTCTTCTTCTTCTTTACGTAGTTCTGGTAATATTGAAGGAGCAATAATAATTGGTGGTTGTGTGATAATAGATTGTTGTTTTTGAACTTGTTTATCTTTTTTACTATCACCTAATGATAATTGTAAAAAAATATCTGCAATATCATCGTCTAAATCATCATTTTCTAAATCATCATCGTCTTGTAATATAATTTCTTCATGTTCTCTTGATTTATTACGTGTTGATTGTCTTAATGGTGTTTTAAAATTTTTTATATCATCCGGATGAGAATATATTGGTGGTGGAGGGATAATTTCATCTGGTGGTAGAGGTGGTTTAAATGGTAATGGTTTTTTTAAAGATGTTTTATGTGAATAAGGTGGTGAATCCATATATTTACATTAGATTTTATCTAAAAATTCTATAATATCTTTTATATTGATAAGTTTGCCAATATAAAAGATTCTGGGATGCCGGAATTGAACCAGCTACCTCTTGAGCTACAATCAATTGCTCTACCAAATGAGCTAATCCCAGATCCCCAAATAAAATATTTAAACTATCTTTAAATTATTTATTTTTATAAGATTTATTTTCAAAGTATTGTAAATACTAACCCTAATTTTTAAAATATGTATTTAATAAATATTCTTTTCGTGTTTCTTTTTGTAATGTTATAAAATCCATATATTATATAAATGAGTAAAATAATTAATATTGAAGGAACATCTCAACGATATCAAATGAAAAAAGTAGAAAAAGTAGAGAAAGTAAAACAATTTGTGAAACCAATTATTCCATTCAAAGAATCAAATTCTCTACTTGAAGAAGAACAACTAAATAATTTATTAATTGTATTAAATGAAAAAAAAACAGATATTTGTAAATTAGTAGAGAAACAAATAAAGAAAAAGATATCTTCTTACAAACAACAAGATATATTAAAAAAAATGTATAATAATGAAACATTTATTTCTTTTAAAGAAATAATTAATAAGATGGAAAAAGAAAATTTACAATGTAATTATTGTCATCAAATAATGTGTTTATTATATGAATATTGTAGAGAACCAAAACAATGGACGTTAGATAGAATTGATAATGATAAAGGACATGATAATGATAATATATTATTATCATGTTTAGAATGTAATTTGAAACGAAGAAGAATAAAAAAAGAATCATTTGAGTTTACAAAAAATCTCCAAATAATTTATAAATAATGAATAATATATATAAGTATATAAATAAAAAATATATATCCAAATATATATCCAAATAATGTCATTAGTAAAATATAATACCCAAAAAGAATTATTATTAAATACATTATTAGATTTTTATAAAAAAGATGATAATTTAAACAAGATTTTAAAAATAATTACAGGAGAAACAAAAATTTCTCTACGTATAGTGGATTGGTTTGCAACCAATTATGCAAAAAAGAATTTTACATTATATAATATTATTGATTCAAATGGTGATGAAAGAAGATTTAAAGTATATCAAGATTACAAATTAAAATTAAAAGCGTATTCAAAGAAGAATTTTGATCCGTTTTGTAGATGGGAAAGAACAAGTATTCCTTATGAAGAAGATACATTTATTGAAACAACAATAGGACAATTAAATTTCTTCAAATGGACATTAGAAAATGATATAATTAAATATATTGAAGAAAATTATGAAGAAATAGAGAATGATATGAATAATAGAAATAGCACAAGTAAAAGAAAATATTTAATTAAACAAGAACAAGAAGAAGAAGTTGTTGTAAATAATTCATTAAATAAATCTAGAAAAAAAAGAGAAGAATTATCAGTATCTGCAACAAAAAGTATTAAAAAAGAAAATGTAGAAATTATAGTAAAATTTAATTAAATAGTAATATACAATTTAATTAAATATGGGAAATACAATTCCTAAAAAAGTTAGTTTTGAAGATATCCAACTTATTTGTAAAAATCAAAGACCTTTCTCTATACTTATCAATACATTGGATTTAAATGAACAAAATTGTCTCATTCAAAATACAATTCTTGCAAATAAAGAAGAAAATCATATTAATGATTTAATTAATAATAAATCATTTCAAATAACCATTGTAATATACGGAAAAAATTGTCAGGATGAAGAAAAAATAATAATAAAATATAAACAATTACAAAAATTGGGATTTAAAAATATATATATTTATTGCGGTGGATTATTTGAATGGTTATTATTGCAAGATATATATGGTGCTGAAGAATTTCCAACTACTAGTAGAGAAAATGATATCTTAAAATATAAATCATTTTCTCTACTTTCAAAACATTTATTATCTTATTAAATATAATCACACATTTCTGCTTCCCATTGGTTATTTATTTTTTTTATAAAAAAAGGTTTTCCACAACCATATATTTCATTATTATTAATTAATTCATGACAATTTTCTTTTTTCATATGAGGGTCTATTTGTTGTAGATTATGTTTATAAATTCCATGACGAAATATTGCACAATTTACTTGTTCTATGATTACTGAATCATTACAATGAGGACATTTTACTAGAATTTGTGTTTCCATTATATAATATTTATTATTATAATCCACATAATAATTCCCACTCTTTCATTATTGTTGGATTTTCATAAATATCTATATTTCCATCAATAGATATTATTTGTGTTGTATCAGTTAATATTTCAATCATGTCTTGATGATATTTATCACAATTGATTAAATATTCCAAAGGAATTTCATTTTCTCCAGTTCTATTTCTCTTTTTTATTCTTTCAAAACATATTTCTGGATTTGCTTTTATATAAATAATTTTATTAATGGGAAATTCTAATGCAAATTCTTCAAACCATTTATTATATATTTGATAATTTACATCTTCTATATTTTTCATTTCAAATAACATTTTGGCAAATACATATTTATCTGTATATAAACATCTTTCTGTAATTATAATAGCAGAAGGATTTTGTCTTACGGTTTCTCTTAAAATAGAGAAACGAGATATAAATGCCATCATTTGAAATGAAAAAGAATACATTTTTTGGTTTTTATAAAACTTTTGCAACATTGTTTCATTTGTTTCTCTATCTCTTATCTGTTCCCAATCATCAACTGGTTCTTTTACAAATATTATTTTTTTAGAACATTTTTCTTTTAAATAATTGAGAAATGTACTCTTTCCTGAACCAATATTTCCTTCGATTGAAATAATAAATGCCATTTTTTGTTTTATACTATTTATTTATATAAATTATTATTTCAATTTATTAGTTAATAATATATTCATCATTTGTTCTTCGTTCATTGATTCAATATACTTTTTAAATAAGTTATATTTTTCTAGTTGAATATTTATATTTCCTTCAAGACGAATCCAATAATGTACTAACAATATTTTTTTTAATTCATTAAGTGAAGCATAATTTATTTTATTAACAAATTGATATGTATGTAATAACATTTGTTCCATTACAATTTATTATTATATTTACATTTTATTAAACTTTCAATTTATTAATGTGAATTATGAAATAGTTATCATATATCTAATATGTTCTTTATAAAAATTACTATTTTATTAAACTCTTTTCTAATATAAGGATTGATTGATACTAAATTATTTGCAATATTATAATTTTCAAATTCATTTACAAGAAATCAACTCATCTAAATCAATGACTGTTGTATCAATACAATAATGATATGTAAATAAGATGGGATTTATAATAATTCCTTCATATTATTTATACACTCATAGAATGTTCTAGAGAATTTATGTATATTTAAAAAATTATAACATGTGGTAGTTAATATACAATCTGGAATCATATTTTACATAATGATATTATATTAATTATAAAAAATTGATATAAATAAAGTAAATGATATAAAGAACAATTCAAAAGAAAGTTATTAAATGGACTTGAACCAAAGAAAACTCAACAAATCTGAATGGGAATCTATTGAAGTTCCTGTTACAGATGAAGAAAAAACAATTCTCACACTTATTTGTAATGGATACCACGATGTAAATATTAAATATAATAAATATTTATCATTATTTGGTTATTTAAAAGTAGAATATTCACTTCTTATGGAAGATTATCTTTTCTATAATTACTTTTAGAAAAAATTAATCAAATGAATGAATATACAGATTTTGTTCATGATATAAAACCCAATCCAAAAATTAAAAAAGCAGATTTAATACGTATTCAAAGAAATAATGTAGATAAAATAATGAATAATGTTGAAATTTATGAATATTTACTTCTTGATATTATCTCAAATATATTCACACATAAAGAAACCAATCAATGGTATATTCATTATTTCACACTATATAAATTAAAATCAATGTCCATACTAATGTTAAATAGACATGTAATGAGTTTTATTGATTTTATTTTGAAGAAATTAGAAACTGAAATCAATATGATTGATTTTATAAAGAATTCAGTAGAATTTATAGAGAAAAATAAATTATTATTAAAATATGCTGATTTGACATTATATGAACATCAACGTGAATTATTTACAGTATGTAAAAATACACAACCCAAATTAATATTATATATTGCACCAACTGGTACTGGAAAAACTCTATCTCCAATTGGTCTATCAGAAGGATTTAAAATAGACCAAATTACAAATGAAAAAATAACACAACGAATTATATTTGTATGTGCTGCAAGACACGTCGGATTAGCATTGGCAAAATCATCTATTTCTGTTGGAAAAAAAATTGCCTTTGCATTTGGATGTACTAGTGCTGCAGATATTCGTTTACACTATTTTGCAGCAAAAGATTATACAAAAAATAAAAAAACAGGTGGAATCGGTAAAGTAGATAATTCAGTTGGTGATAAAGTAGAAATAATGATATGTGATGTAAAATCATATCTTCCAGCAATGTTTTATATGTTGTCTTTTAATCAAGCAAATAATATTATAACATATTGGGATGAACCTACTATTACTATGGATTATGAAGAACACGAATTACATTCTATTATTAGAGAAAATTGGCAACAAAATTTAATTCCAAATATTGTATTATCTTCTGCAACTCTTCCAAAAATACACGAAATTGGATTAACAATTGATTCTTTTCAAACAAAATTTGAAGCAGCAAGCATTCATAATATTGTTAGTTATGATTGTAAAAAGTCAATTCCTATTATTAATAAATTTGGTTATGTTATTGTTCCTCATTTTATTACTAATAACCCTGAAAAAATATTACAAATCATTGAAAATATAAAAGATAATATGACTTTATTGCGATATTTAGATTTAAATGAAATTGTGAAATTTATTGAATATGTTTTACCTCATACAATGAATTTAAAATTTCAAAAGATTGAAGATATAACAATGTCTTCTATTAAAATATATTATCTTGAATTATTAGAAGAAATTGTCTCTACAAATCCATCCTCATGGGAAAGAATCTATTTACATTTGTCTTTATTAAAAGAAAAAAAAATACAATCTAATCTATACATTGATACTAATGGAACACCATTACGAAAATCTAATAGTTTAACTTTAATTCAAGATAAAAAAGAAGAAAAACATTTAATAAGAACTACAAGTGTTTCTTCATTGGATTCTCCAAAAGAAGAACAAACAGGTATATATTGTACTACAAAAGATGCATTTACATTAACTGATGGACCAACTATATTTCTTACAAACGATGTAGAGAAAATTGCTAAATTTTATATTCAACAATCTAATATTCCTTCTCAAGTTATGAAAGATATATTACATAAAATATCAGTAAATAACACAATTAATGAAAAAATATCTGTATTAGAACAAGAATTGGAATTATTAACTGAAAAAAATAATCAAACTGCAACAAATGAAGAATCGGTTGGAGGAAAAATAAAAAGAAAAGATAGTAAAGTTAAATTAGCTTCAGATACAAATGCTGATGGTAAAAATATTGCTAGATTAGAAACCGAAATAGAGAGATATAAAAATATGATTCAATCTGTTCAATTAAATGAAACATTTGTTCCTAATAAAATTCTTCATCTTAAAAAATGGTTCCCTCATAAAATAGTTAATACTTTTACAAGTGATATTGAAGAATTTACAATTATAGAAATTATGATGTTGAAAGATGTGGATGATAGTTGGAAAGTATTATTATTGATGGGAATTGGTGTATTTACAAATCATCCAAGTATTACTTATACAGAAATCATTAAAAGATTGGCATCTCAACAAAAATTATACATGATTATTGCATCTAGTGATTATATTTATGGAACAAATTATCAATTCTGTCATGGTTATTTATCCAAAGATTTGTCTATTACTCAAGAAAAAATTATTCAAGCATTTGGTAGAATAGGAAGAAATAATATTCAACAAGAATATACAATTCGTTTGAGAGATGATTCTCAAGTAGAGAAACTATTTTATAGAGAAATAAATAAACCAGAAGTTATGAATATGTCAAAATTATTTGTTTAATAATAATATGTAATTTATTTATTAAATATTATTATTTATTATTTTTATTTTTTCGTTTTTTTGTTTTTTGTTTTAATCCTCCTCTAAAAAAACTAAAAAAAGATTTTGGGGTTGGATTTAATATTTCCGTTTCTTCATTAGAAACTAATGCATAACTTTCTAAGTTAACATTTCTAAATACTGTTTTTTGTATAAATGTATCTAGTTTATTTGATCTTGATTTACCAATTTGTTTAACGTCTTTTGTTAAATATGTCATGACAACTTGTGTATTATCTTTTGATTTATATTTAATGAATTTACAATCTCTTGGTAGTAGAATTTCATATTCATTAAAATGATAACCAAATTGAGGCAATTTTATCAAAGGTATGACACGATAACCACGTGGAATAAATATTCTAATTATTTGTCCTTTATTATGTGATGGAATTATAGTGGTTGTATAATCTGTATTTTCAGTAGTTTCATTTTGGGTACAATATTCAAGAGCATAATTCACATCAAATGTAGTTGAAGTATAACTAGCTTGTGTAAATATATTATTATATTTCATACCACTTTTATTACATCTGTAAACATAAAATGGTTTTGAAATAGGAGGAATTTTTTGAAATATTGCATCTAATTTATGAATATAATCATATGCTTGTTCTTTACTTTCAAAATTACTCACATAATCATTAATATATTTTTCATCATCACTGTTTTGTAAAAATTCATTTAATTTTAAATAAAATTTTGTTTTTGGATGAATATAACACGATAAAATTTCTTTATCCTCATCAGTTAATTCATTTACTGCTCTAATTTGTTCATATAATTCCAAGTATACATTTGCAAATACTACAGGATCTTTTTTTTTATCATATGGATATATTTCTGTTTTATGAATATTAATATATGACTGTGGTTTAATAAAATTTTTACGAGTACTTTTATACACTTTACTCATATATATGAAAGATAATTAATTAATTACACAATTTAAAATAATTCCATATCTTTATACTTTTCATTTAGTTTTTCTTTAAAAAATTCCATTTGTGTATCCAAATCATAATCTTCTGGTAAAACCATTTTCATATTTAATCTTTTTCCATTCATTCTTTTTTCATAAACTAAATGATATTTTTCTCTGATTACAACCATTGAGAAATACGTAGGTAAAGATGGAATTTCTTTTACTGGATAAATGTTATTTTCTAAATCATCAACTACTTTATTTGCTTGATTTAGTTTATCAAGTAGAGAAACTTTTCCAGATTTGGTAGTTGTCCATACTTTATCTAGTTTGGGATGTTTCTCTACTTTGAAGAATTCTCTTTGTTTTGTATGTTCTTTATCTAACCATTCATTATAATACACAACATGTTTTTTCATCATTTGTTGTGTTAATCCTTCAGGTAAAGGTTGTGCAGATGATTTTCTTTCTCTCTTGGTTCCATCTTTGATTCCTTTTGAATTATTTTCTTGTTCTTTTCTAGAGGCAATTCTTAAATTCTCATAAGAATTATTTAATGGGTCTTGATCAATATGGTCTACACTAATTAATTTTGTTCCTTTTCCGTTTCCATAACATTCCATAATAATTTGATGAATGTATAATAGTTTTTCATTTGTTAGATGTGTAATAATATATCCATTACGATGTTTATACCACGTTAATTTTTTCCCATTATTTTCATTAATTTCATAATCAATAATTTTTTGATAACTTATTGCACATAATTTACAAATAGTATCCTTTTCACAATACATTAATACATATTCTTTTTCGTTTTCCAAAATTTTCCAAATAGGATTTTTCATTATATTTGCGTCTTGACCCATTGTTTGATAATGTCCTTCTTGATACACGAGAATATTATAATTTTTTATAATTGTTTTGTGTGCATGATGATATATTTTTACATTTTTTCTTCTCAAATCATTTTTATTTTCATTAATAAATACAAAATATACATATTCACCATTAACGCTAAAAATAAAATCTAAATAGGTAATTCGTCTATAATTATATGAATAGGATGGATAATCTTCATCAGATATAAATACAAATGTTCTTTTTGAATTTACAATTCTACACATATCTGCGTTGTCTACAAGATATATTTTTCCATTATATTTAATTTCACCACAATTGAATTCTGTATTGGTTGAATATTCTGGTTTCATACTGTTATAGTTGATGGTTCCATCTGCATTTAAAAATAAATCAATTTTATTTGTATTTGTATTCATATTATATATTGTATAATATGAACTATTTAAGTTATTTATTTCTATAAATATACAAGTAAATAAATATTTCCACCCAATCCGCTTAATTACTATACGCTAATCCGCCCATACCACTCATAATTCTCAACACATTATAGTTGGTAGCATAAACACGCACCTTTGCAGTCTTGGTTCCTTCCACAGTAGCGTTAGACAACACCAACTGAAGAGTCGCATTATCAATTCTTGAAAAGTTGCAGGTTCCAGAAGGTTGATGTTCCTCAGGGCGGAGAGCAAACGAGTACACATTAATACCTTCATCTGGAGCACGAGTGTGGCATTGGAATGGTTGAACCCACGAGAAGTAAGAACCTTCACGCTCAGAGAATCGGTCCTGTCCATTCAATTGAAGTTTGGCAACCACAACAGGGTTTTGTCCCCAACAATGCATGTCCAAAGAAGTCTCCGAAAGAACAAAAGTTCCGGCATCAGACACACTTGAGTTGTTATTGTGGTTCGTTTGGGGAGCTCCAGAAGCATTCACACCAAATGCACCACTAACACCAACACTATTTCCAACACCGATTCCTGCTAAGGCAGCCTCAAGAGCAGATGGGTTGTTTGCCAAGTTGGTATTAATGGGAACATTGGGTCCTCCAAAGTTGGGTTCGTTATAAGGATCGTTAGGTCCATTCCAGTATCCAGTAAAATTAGGAGGAATCCAAGCGTTTTCTGCTCCAGCATCATCAAACAATCCACGAGCATCAATATAATTTCCTGCAGTAACCTCATGAGGTCCACCAAACGCGTGAATAGCATTAGGTAGAGCATCAATTGCATCCGTGTAGTTAAAAGGTTGAGCACCAAGCACCTTAAACAACAATGCATCGCATAACAACGATGAACAATAATCCACGTTCTGGTCAGGTTGGACAACCCAAATCAACTCCTTCACAGGGTGATTAAAATTCAACTTGATCTTATTAGATGACGATCCCACACTCTCATCACCAGTGAACTGGAGTTGAGTAATTAAATATTCGTGGGGGTTTTGAGCAAAACGTCTTCGCTCATCCGTATCCAAAAAGACATAATCCACATAAAGGGAAGCAGCAACTAAGGACTGATTATAGGCAATTGTTGCAGCAACAGTTGATCCAATTGGCAACTGATTAACTGCAGCAGAACCTTGATTGTTGCAAGATAAAGTAGTAACCGCCCACAAGCACTCATCAATTGGACGCAAATCCAAATTAATCTTGACTTCGTGGTATTGAAGAGCAATCAAAGGAAGTGCTAATCCAGGATTGTTGTTAAACCAAAATTGAAAAGGAACATAAAGAGTGGTTTCAGGCAATGCATTACGAGGGGCACAAACCTGTCGTGGAGCCAAAGAATCACAAGGTCCATCCACATCTGAAAATGAAGGATCAGTAATAAAAGTCATTTGAGTAGTATTTCCAACCATCTTGAAATAAGCACGCTCCTGTTCAGCAGTCATTGTTAACTGGTTCAAGATATGCATCCAGTCACCATATTGACGGTCAATTCGTTGACCACCAATCTCAACCTCAACCTGAGCAATAATTTGCTCACCTGGAAAGTCAAGCCATCTAGCATAAACAGATTGTGCACCCAAAGCAAGAGAAGTAGTATTTCCCATGTATTGATTGATTTCAGGAAGAGTAATTTGAAGATACGTTCGGTATGCTAAATCACCATTACGACTAATCACACAAGTAACACGACGACCAAAATCGGCCTGTCCGTTAAAAGTTTGTTCAATTGACTCAATTGCAAAATTAGTATAACGACGGTAAGTCACTTTCCAAAAAGTAATTTGAGGATTTCCAGTAAGATATACATCTTGTGCTCCATAGGCAACTAATTGCATTAAACCACCACCCATAGTTTATATTATTGCTAAAGAAAATAATTCTGATTTTTAATTTAAAATAAAATAATAAATTAATGATATATTTTATTAATTTATATCATTAATATCACTAATAAAAATCACATTGATTATGATGTCAATATATATATATTATTATAATTCTTGTTTGTTTTTTATTAATGTATCTATATTAAAATTTTTACCCATAAAAGAAGACAAATAATCATCTTTAAAATATTCTTTTTTTCCTTCATGTCCTTTTTTAAAAATATACAAATCATTTTCTTTTCTTACAGACCATCCATCATTTACAGCATTATATATAAATAACATTTTTTGAAACTTTATATTTTCAATTGAAATATTATTTCCATTCTCTAAAATAATGTTCATATCCATTAATATTTTTACAATAACTATTTTATTGTTTAAACTTATTAATTCATCTATCATTTAATTATATTATTTAAATTAATAATTAAATAATATAATAATTAATATTATATAATGCAATCATTTAAACCAAAACCAATTAAAAAATTTAAAAATGATAAAAAAATAAATTTTTCTCTAGATGTTAAACACAATGAATTCCTAAATACTTTTAATAAAGATGAAAATGATAAACTTCCTATAATGATTTATGAACTCTCCTTATTACAAGAAAAATTAAATTCTTATGATAAAAAAGAAATTCAATTACAAATTGAACAAGTCATGGATATCAAAGATAATATTATTGAACTTAAAAAAAATATGAATATTTTACAAAAAAGAAAATTAAATTATTTTCTTGATAATTCTAAATATATTTTTGATTATTTTGAAAATAAAAAAAAAGTTTCTCTAGGAGAAATTACTAATAAAAATAATATGCTAAATAATTTTTTTAAAATTAATAATAATAATGAAAAAATAGATTCAACTAATAATAATATTTTTTCTAAATATTTGAGTAATATTGATAATTCTTGTTTTAATATGGATGACTTTGTTCAACAAAGTGATATTTGCAACTATTGTTTTAAAGGTGAATTAATTCCTATGGATGATGAAGGAGTATTAATATGTAATGTTTGCTTTCGTAATATTAAATATTTAATTGAAAATGATAAACCTTCTTATAAAGAACCACCTAAAGAAGTATGCTTTTATGCATACAAAAAAATTAATCATTTTAAAGAAATTTTGGCACAATTTCAAGGTAAAGAAACAACATTAATTCCTATGGAAGTCATTGATAATTTAAAAAATCAAATCAAAAAAGAAAGAATCAATATTCAATCTTTAACCTATAATGACACTAAATTATTATTAAAAAAATTAGGTTATAATAAATATTATGAACATATTAACTTTATCAAGGATAAATTAGGCATCAAACCACCCATCATTTCTCAAGAATTAGAAGATACTTTATGTAATTTTTTCATTGAAATACAATACCCTTATGCTAAACATTGTCCTGATTACCGAGTTAATTTTCTTCATTATTATTATGTTTTATATAAATTGTTTGAATTAATTGGTGAAACCGCGTATTTAAAAGAAATTCCTTTACTAAAAGATAGAGAAAAATTAATTGAACAAGATACCATTTGGAGTAAAATTTGTCTAGAATTAAATTGGGAATTTATTCCTACTATTTAATAATATTTATATTTGTATATTATATATGAGACACACTAAAACTAAAAAATTTAGGAGTTATCGTGGAGGCATGGATGAAATGTTAAATGCTGCAAGAGCAAGAGCAAGAGCAACACAAACGGAAAGAATAGCAGCCTCTATAGAACGTATTCAAAGAGTTGCCCAAATAAATCTTGAGAGAGATGCTGCATTATATAGAGAATTAACTACATTAAGAGAATATATAACTCGTATGGATAACCTAAGTACACGTAATAGAACAACTAGAAATATACGTAGAAATCAAAATTCTATACTAAGAAATCAATAATCATTTATTCTTTATTATGTATATTATATATAATAAAGTTCTCTCGTAAATCAAGAAAATTATTTATTTAATAAAAAATGGATACAAAAATGTTATCAAAATAATTATCAACACAACAATATCAACACGTCTTATTATTTTTTTATACTTTAATGGTAATTTTTCGTAATTGTCTGAATATTCTTTCGGTTTAAATGGTTTAGAAAGCCATCCTAATAATGTTGCTTTTAATCTATCATTACAACTATACAATACATCATACCACGCTAAAGCAATATATGCAGACACTGATAATAAAAACCCCATTACAATATTATGTGCAACTGTACTTGGATGTGGTAACCAATATATAATTAATATTGTTAATGAAAAAATTAAACATTTTATATTTAAATATAATGGCGTTCCAAATAATCCTCCTCCCATAGTATATGAAACAACATTCATCTACAAAAAAACGAAAGGTTTCTTCTTCAACTAAAAAAAATACAACCAACTATATAAATCTAAACAAAATAGAGAAAAAAAGATTAAAATCTCATATTTCATATCTAATCAACAAAAATAAAAAATATACAAAAAAAAACAAATATTTATTTCCTAAATAATATTATTAAAAATTATTACATTCCTAAACCTCCAGGAAATCCAACCATATTTGCACCTATACCAAATCCTGCTCCTGTTCTTGTGGAAACGCCTATACTTGGAACATAGCAATCTAATATACTAAATGTTGCAGCAGCAGTTAATGCAATTAAGGTGATTTCTTCCATGTTTAGAGAACGTTGTGGGATTGCATAAGCGGCAATTGCAACCATTAAACCTTCCACTAAATACTTAATGATTCTCTTTATAATTTCTGAAACATCAAACATTATAATATTTTATTAGAAAATATTATAATAATATTATTAATTAATAAAAACTTAAATAATATTAAAATACTTATAATATGACTCTTAATAAAGAAAAAAACATTAAAAAAAATGTCTATGCTGATCTACTTGAAGAAGATAAACCAATCGCAGGTCAAAAATTCGTTTGTGTTTCTTTTGTTTCTCCTGAAAAAATTATAAAAAATAAAGACTTGTATTATTTTCAAGAATTCTTAAAAAGTTGGGATTTTAACAAGTCTATGGAAAAATCTCTACAATTTCTAAACTTTGTTTCTTATAAATATAAATTGAATTTTGAAGATTTGACAAATGATTTTAATGATTTTGTTAAAGAAGAAAGAGAAGTATTGATCAATTCAACCATTGAAGATGAGTATAAAACATTTATTGACCAAAATGAAGAGAGACTAGATAATTCTTTTAATGCTACATATAATTTCCAAACATCTACTAGAGGTCTTAAAGTTAGAGGTGTTTATCCTTCTCTAGAAGAAGCAGAATTGAGATGTAAAATGTTGAGGGAAATTGATCCAAATCACGATGTGTATGTGGGTCCTGTTGGGTTATGGATGCCATGGGAACCTGAAGCATACAAAACAGGAAGAGTTGAATATATGGAAGATGAATTAAATCAACTTATGCACGAAAAAACAAAGAATGAAGCGTTTGCAAAGAATGCCTTTGAACAAAGAGTCAAGGAAACAAAGAAAAAAGCAATTGAAGAAAATATAGAAAAGGCAAAGAAAACTGGTACGGCACTTACACAAAGTATTGATAAAGAAGGAAATTTAATTGGAATTAATAATATGAATACACAGGAGAAAAAATTATTGGATATTCATGAAGGAAACGAAAATGAAATTACATCATCTGATATTCGGTCTGAATTATTTGAAGGAGATAATATTGTGGTTGGAAAAACAGATTATGGACAGAGTCTATTACAAAGTGGTCCTTTTGCTAATAAAAACTAATGTTTTTTACACGTAATAAAACTAATGTTTTTTACACGTAATAAAAACTAATGTTTTTTACACGTAATAAAACTAATGTTTTTTATACGTAATAAATTAATATATAAAATTAATATATAAAATAATAAATAATTTTATATTTTATGGTTGTAAAATATAAAAATGTATCAATACGATTTTATGATAATCAATTAGATATTATACAACAATTTAAAACAATGTTGAAAAAAGTAGATACTGTTTATATTCCTGATAGACCAAATAGTGAAATTCTAAATCATTCCCAACCAAAAGATTTTACTAAAGAATTTTTAAAAAAATATCCAAACAATAAATTTGCCGAATATTTATCATCTTTTAGAAATACAGAAAGATCTATTAACATGGGATTTTCTTTGTATAATGCTGCTGATTTATTAAAATGGTCTTTCTCTACAATTCAAACCAAAGTTGCATTATTTGATTGGGATGGAACATTATCTGTTGCAGAAGGCATTATTTTACCAAGCAATCCTATTGATACGTTATCTTTTCATACTATGGGAATTAATTATAGAGATATTGCTGTTTATTATTGTGGATCTGAAGATCGTTTCTTATGGTTAAAATACATGTTTGAAGTATTATATAAACAAAATGTAGAAATATTCGTTTTAACAAATAATCCAATGGCTGCTAAAAATATGAATATTGTTAAATTAGTTGGTTTAGGATTTTTATCTAGATTTAATTTTTATAACGTAATTAAAGAAATTATACCTCAGTTTAAACAAGAGAATTTATTATGTGGATATGAGACACAAGGAATTAAACCACAAACATTTATGAATAATCCATATCTAAATAGATTGTATAATAAAATTTAATATTGCTTTATTATATGTTGAAATGGACGAAAAAAAAACTTGGATATAGAAAAGATATTGAAGATTTAAAGAGAAACCCTCTTTTACCTGATAGTACTACATTTAACCCTAATAATATAACTGATACTGAACGTGATGAATTGTTTTTCGATCGTTATAAGTTTTATCCAATTGTAAATACCGATAAAAGATACATTGGAGCAAAAAATACTATAAGAATGTTAATTAAAAATTTTCAAAGATATAATTATTATTGTAGTACACATAAAACAAGTATTAAAGACAAAACACCATCTTCAAAGAAATTATGTAATGAAGATACACATGTGATTGGTAATATGAGTAGGGTTAGTTTATTTAGTAAACCAGTTTGTGTTTACCCAAATGATACACGACCGAGTCGCATTGAGCGATTCAATAACCCCCTACGAGCTATTTGTATAAATGATATGATTAGTTATGATACATATTTAGATATATATTACATAAAAGAAAATGATGACATGACTAATAATGCTATTAATCAATTAATGTATAAATTTGTGGGTAATAATAACAGTACAACAAGGTTTACACCAACTGAATGGGATAATATATTATATTATTTTAGGAATATTAAAGATAAAACGGAAAAAATGTATCCATTATTAGATGAATCAAGCTCATTGGGTAGTAATAGTTTTAAAAGTAGGTTTAGCGACGGTAATGATGAAGATAATGACGATGAATATTATAACGAAGAATTAGCAGAATACGGTGGTCGTAAAAAGAGAAGAAAGACAACAAAAAAGAAGATAATAAAAAGAAAGACAACAAAAAGGAAGAATAATAAAAAAAGGAGGAAAACAAGAAAATATTAATCAATAGACAATAATTAACTAGAAAAGCATACAACCAATAAATATACTTTATCCAATAGAAGAACACATTAATTACCATTTTGTTTTTTTTACATTAATTTTCTGTCCTTGTCCTCTTTTTTTCGTATTATTTGGATCATATTTTTCATCCTCATCATCTGAATTCATATCTTTACTTAATTCCCAAAATTCTTTACTTCCCAATCTAAAATCATTATGAATATCTGCTTTATACCAAAAAACCTGTTCTGACAATTTATTTGATTGTGCACTATTATTAATAACTAAACATTCATAATTTTCTGTACATTGATCCATGACTTGACAGAAAGATTCAAATGTTGGAAACATTCCTGCATAGTTTTCATATATTCTTTTACGATTAGAAATATAAGGTTCTCTTAAAATAAATACATAATCAATATTTGTTCTTAAAGAAGGAGGAATACCTAATGAATATTGCATCGTGATGATCAACATGATTCTCCAATGTCTTCCGTTCATAAATAGTAATCTCATCATTTTATCTCTGGTCCATGCTCCATCATATAAACAATCATCTAATATAACAAACGATCGTGGATCAATATTTGTTTTTTTAAATGTTTCCATTTCTCTCTTGATTTGTTTTAAAACTGTTTTTTGTCTTTTCAAAATATTCTCTATAATAGTTGTATTATATTCATTATGAATAAATAATTTTGGTACCATCTTTCCATAATAACCATTTCCTTCTTCTGTTCCTGCTACAACAACACCAATTGGAATATCTTGATGATAATAGAGAACATCACGAACTAATACACTTTTTCCAGTTCCTCTTCTACCAATTAGAACGCAAACAGGTGCCTTCATTTCATTAGGTTTAAAACTAATATTTTTCATATCAAATTTTTTCAACTCTAATGTCATTTATAATTATAAATCTCTATTTTTATAATTATATTACGCAAAAATTAAGTTAAAACATAATATAAATAATATACTATTTAGCTAAAATGATTCAGTTAAATTATGAAAAGAGAAAAAATACAATTTTATTTGATAAATGTAAAAATAATGATATTTTTCATTTTGATGAAATACAAAATTATATTCCCATTTACAAAAATTTTTTTGAATTAAATGAAAACAATTTTAATAGCATTAATTTAAATCATTCAAAATATATTTATGATATAAATTTTAATCAAGAAAATAATTTTGAATATTTTATTAAAAAAAATGATGAAATAATAAAAACATCTATTTTTATTAAATTTGCTCCTATATTAGATCCTTTTAAGTATATGATTGGTAAATATAATGAAATAAATGATTTTTCACTTCCTATATTTACACAAGTAGAGAAAAAAGATATAATTAATTATAAAATAAATGATACAAATAATTCTGCATATGTAGATGGGTTATTTTCTTTTCTTTCTAGTAAATTATTAAACGATTATAATTTTGTTCATGGAATTGATTTTTTTGGAAGTTTTGTTGGAATCAAGAATAATTTTAAAATAAATATTGAAGATGATGTTGATTATTTAATAAAATACGATTTTTTTAATAACAACAAACAAAAATTTTCTCTAGATGATGATTTATTAGAACCTTTTGATAAATTACCTCCCATTCATATTAATCACAGCAAAAAAATGAATATTTCCATTTCTTCTATTCATGATGAAATGTTTGATTATGTTTTTATTGATGATGAATCATGTGAAAATAAAAACAATAATTTAGAAGATGCAAATATTAATGTTGATAATTCAAATAATGTATCTTTAAAAAGTGAATCTTCATGTTCTTCTAGAACATCTTATAGTGAAGTGGATGAAGATCTTGATGATGACGAAGGTGAAGAAGAAGATGAAGAAGAAGATCAAGATGAAGAAGAAGAGGATGATGATGATGATGATGATGATGAATCAAATAATATACCCAGTAAACCCATTTATGCAACTATTCCCAAGTTTCCAGTTAATATGATTTGTATGGAAAAATGTATTGATACATTTGACAATTTAATTTTAAATAAAGTTATTCAAACAATGGATGAATGGTTTACTACTTTGATGCAAATTATAATGACATTAATTGCTTATCAAAAATGTTTTTCATTTACACACAACGATTTACATACAAATAATATTATGTATATTCATACAGAAAAAAAACATTTGTATTATTGTTATAATAAAAAACATTACAAAATTCCAACTTATGGAAGAATATTCAAGATTATTGATTTTGGAAGAAGTATTTATAAAGTAAATAATAAAATTTTGTTTAGTGACAGTTTCAAAAAGGGTGAAGATGCTGCAACACAATATAATTGTGAACCATTTTTCAATGATTCAAAACCAAGAATTGAACCCAATTATAGTTTTGATTTATGTCGTTTAGCATGTTCTATGTTTGATTATGTTGTGGATGATATGAATGATTTAGAGGACTTGGATGATTGTTCTCCTATTGTTAGATTAATTGTAGATTGGTGTAAAGATGATAATGGATTAAATGTTCTCTATAAAAAGAATGGTGATGAACGATATGAAGATTTTAAATTATATAAAATGATTGCTCGTTCTGTTCATAAACATACACCACAAAATCAATTGAAAAGACCAGAATTTAATAAATATTCAATTGAAGGAAAAAAAATACCCAAAACAGAGAAAACAAATATTATGAATATTGATTTATTAAATATATTTTAATAATATATAATGGGGGTTCAAACTAAAAAAAATCATCGTAAAAAACGTTCACGAACACAAAAACAAAAACGAGGAGGAGGATATTTATGGGATTCTCCAAAAGAAAAATTAATTAAGAAAACAAAAAAAGAATTAAAAGAATTGCAGGCAAAACAAAACAAAATTCAACGACAAATACAATATTATACAGGTCATCTTGTTCGTACAAATGTAAATAACCCTAGTAAACATGATTTAAAGATAGAAAAGGATAATCTTGATATTGAAATAGATGAAAAAACAAAATTATTAGAAGAATATAAAAAATTTCCAGATACTATAACACAAAAACAATTAGATGACCTTTTATTATTTACCGATATAGTTAATAAAGAGAAAAATAGATCATTTAATAGTATTATAAATTCACCTACTAATACACCTACCCCTACATCAAATACTACACCTATACTTAATGAACCTGAAATTGTAAGATTATCACAAAGTGATAGTTCATCAGGTAAAACAAAAAGTGATGACTTTATATTTCATAAAGCGCTTCGTAAAAATAATAAGAGCCGTAGGATCCAACAATCAAATGATTATGATATTATTAAGAATAATAAAAGTATAATAAATCAAACACTTTACAATATTAAAAAAAAAACACAAGTACCATTTTATCGACCTATAGATGCGTTTGTTGCTAAAAAAACTAACTCTACACGTATGTTATTTGGATTAAAACACCATGTTCCTTATGATGTACAAGTAAAACAATGGAATGAATATCTTGAAGATGCAAAAAAAAATCCAACAAAAGCAGCAATAGAAAATGCAATAGAAAATGCAGAACTAGTAGAAAGAGAAGAAAAAAGAGAGGCAGCAGCAAGAGAAGTAGAAGCAAGAGAAGCAAAAAAAATAAAAGAAAGAAAAGCACTAGCAAAAGCAAGATAAAAAACCAAATCATTAGAATTTGGAGGATGATGAAGAATATAAAAATGGAGAAAAATAATGAATAATTAGTTAAATAAAATAATACATTTATTTTATTTAATATAATAATGAATTTACCAAAATACGGATTTATTATAACGCGTCATGTAAATTCAGTAAAAACAAACAAGTATTGGAATTTATGTATTCGTTCCATAAGAAGATTTTATTCTCCAGAAAAGTATAAAATAGTTGTTATTGATGACAATAGTAATAAAGATTTTTTAAAACAAAATGTTGAATATCAAAATGTTATTTATATTCAATCGGAATTTCCAGGAAGAGGTGAATTATTGCCTTATTATTATTTTCATAAATATCATTTTTTTGAAAATGCAGTGATTATTCACGACAGTGTTTTTTTCCAAAAAAGAATTAAATTTGGAAATATTAACCTTCCTGTTTTGCCTTTATGGCATTTTGATTCTGCAAAGAAAGAAAATTTAGGAAATTCAATACGTCTTGCAAGTGTTTTACGAAATAAAAGAGATATTATTACAAAATTATATGAGGATGAAAAACTATTAATATGGAATAATAATAATCATTGGATAGGTTGTTTTGGATGTCAATGTTATATATCTCATCAATTTCTCTCTACATTAAATGAAAAGTATAATATTTTTTCATTATTACATGTTGTAAAAAATAGATCAGATCGTTGTTGTTTAGAAAGAATTTTTGGATTATTATTTTCTTTGAATTGTCCTGAATTAATAAATAAGAAAATTTTTTCTCTACTTGGTCCTATATTAACTTATATGAAATGGGAATATTCTTTTGATGAATATTGTAGAGATATATTATCAAATAAAAAAATAAATGTTCCTTTACTCAAAGTATGGACTGGTAGATAATGATTATATCTAAATGTTAAATTCTGGAATATGATAGGTATCATCATTTTTAATATATTTGGCAATAATTTTTGGTTGTGGTTTATTACTAACAATATCTTCTGTTTGATATACATTCATATTTTTATCAAGATAATAAATAATACCTTGAATATCTTGTGCCCATACTTCTACTTTTTTTGTAGAAATAACATCTATTTCTCCATTTTCATTTATAATTCCATGTGGTGTTCCTTTTATATGAGTGCCACAATATTCGTGTCCATCTTTTTTTCTTCGTGTACATTGTTCATTATTTGCTCTTTTTGAACTACATCTATCACAAAATGGAACAATATTTTTAATTCTTTTACGATTTGCCAAATCTTCTTTATCAACAATTAATCTATCGTATTCATATATATATTTTAATAAATTATCAATATTATTTTCTTCTCTTGCTCTGTCACGAATAGAATCTTTAAATTTTGTTAAATAATTTTCAATCTTTTTGTTAATCTTTCGTTCCATATTTATCTATATTAGATTTTAATAGATATAACTTTATTTTCAATTTTTAGATAATAAATGAAATGAATATAAAGTATTCTTATTGCAAGAATATAAATGTTTGATTTATGTATCGGTTTTGGAAGTGTTATAGTAATACATGTTGTATATCTATGTATTCAAAATTATATTTATAGAGAACATTCTTATTGACCTTGAAAGATTATCTTGTTTCTGTTGTTGTTTCACTAGGAGGTGTTAGTCCTAGTTTATTTAAATTTGTATCATTATATATATAATAATTACTTGATATTGCAAAAATTAATGTTATAATAAATAAAATATTATAAATTGAATAAATGTTTAAATAAATTAATCCAGATGGATTAAAATATGTTATAATTATATTTAATGAAATGTATAAAATAATATAACAACAAAATATAATTAATAAAAGACTAAATTTTGATACCATAATATAAGTTTGATATTTATATTATGCAAATAACTAATTATAAAATTATTCTTTTTTTGTTGTAGATGGAATTGTAAGTGGATTAATAAATGAATTACATCCAATTGCAACTAATAATATAATAAAAAAAAAATAATAATATGAACTATATATATCCAAATACATTATTCCTTTTGGATTATAATAAAACGTGATTAATCGTATAGAATAATAAAAAATTAAATAAAATATAAATATAATAATTATAAGTGTAATTTTTGATAATTTCATTTATAATTATTATTATATTAATTTTTTAGAAAGACTACTTAAGTTATTTTTTACATGAACTGATAATACAAAATATTGATTATAATTTTTAATTACACATATATTTTTCTTTATATTGGAACTCTCTGTTGTAATACATAATACACTATCAAATAATAAATCCCATTTATTATTCCATTCGTTAATTTTTTCTGATACTACATTAGTATTATCATCATATATTATTTTCGTTTTATCTTTAAAAATAACACAACGAACTAATCCATATTTTAAATAATTTGGTTTGAATGAATTTGTGTAATCAGTAAAATAATAATAATTTCCTAAGATTCCATTCTCTAATGGAATTCCAAATGTTGCAACAAAATCTATTTTATTAATATCACAAGTAGAATATCCAATTATGGGCATTTGATAATGACTTTCTTCATTATCTGTTAAATAACATAATTTCTCATAATTATAAAATAAATCAATTATATAATCATCAATTGGATAATTACAAACACATTTGTAATTGATAATTTCATCAATAATAACTAACCATAAATCATTGTATTCAGTAATTTTTACAGTATCAATTATCATATGACTACAATCAAAAAATAAATATATATCTTCTTCTTCTTTTATAAATCCTTTATACTTGAAAATAGTATCTTTATAATAAGAAGAACATAATACATTAATAACAGACATTGATTTTGTCAATAAATCCATATCATCTTTATAAATAAAAGTAGGAAAAGAAAATGAAATATCATTATAAGGTTTATATAAAAAATATTGTAAAAAAGGATATTTATGTAATGTATTTATATTATATGCACATATATGAATAATATTATTTTCTTTTAAAGAAGTTGGAAAATCTTCATTTAAACATTCTAATCCAGGATAATTATAAACTAATCCACAATTTGGTATATTCAATGAATGATATAATTCATTTATATCATTATTTATATCTTCTTTAATCATTAAATAAAAATATATTTATTATTTAAATTTTAATTTATTTATCTATTTTTCTTTTAATGGTTTCTTTAACAACATTTTCTCTATTATTTAAAATAAATTCAGCAACTTCATCTGCAGTAGAAGGATTTGTAGAGAAATATGTTTTTAATGTATTTAATAACATTTTTGAATTGATAGGTTTTTTGGATATACTTTTTTTATATAATATTTTTCCTCCATTAATATCAAAACAATCTAATTTATTTATTTTCATTACATTGACTAACGAATTGGTTAATGTTTTTTGTTTTTTCTTTAATTCTTTCATTTCTTTATTTAAACGAATAATGTCATTGTCTATTTTTAACCACTCTTTAATTCTTTGTATTAATTCATCTTTTGTATCTAGTTTTTCAGTTGACATTTATTTATTATTTAAAAATATTTAAATAATAAAATTATAAATTATTCTTGTTGAATATATTATAATGTTTTGTACATAATCCATCCTTTACTGATTTATAAGAACATTGATTTCCATTTTTTATAATTTTTGAACATTTAGGTATATTTTCTTTTTCCTTTTTCTTGGATAAATTTTTCTCTTCTTTTATCTTTTTTTCTTCTTCTTTTTTTAATATTTGTTTTTGTAATAAATAATTATAATGATATTCATTTTTATGTTCTATACACAAGTATAATTTAAATATATTTATATAAGCAACTGTTTTATTATTACATGTTTCACACATTTTATTACTTAATGGATGTTCTTTAGAATATTCACAATTAGATTGAATCCACAAATAATCTTTTTGACTATTATTTAACAACAATACTTCATCATTAATATAATTTACACCATGAATTTTTGGAAACATTTCATTCATAGGCAATAATTTTTTTTGTATTGTTCTACAATATGGACATCTAATTTCATTTGTTAATAATGTTTTTCTCTCTAATTTATTAAACTTTATTTTGTGATTCAAAATATCTTTAAATAATGGTTCATAATTAAATTTATGTTTACATTTTAATTCAACATAATCTTCAGTTAAATCTTGAAATGTAATTAGACATTTGTTATCATCTTCATTATCATAATCATCTTTATTTATCTCATCATAAAAATTAATATTATCTTCTACAACATACATTTATAATATTAATTATAATATTTTTTATATTATTATCATTTATAATATGTCACCACCAACCATTTGGGGACCAATTATTTGGAGATTTATTCATATTCTTATTGAATCTATTAAAGAAGAACAATTCAATAATATTGGAATTCAAACATTCTATTTAATAAAACAAATTTGTCAAACATTACCTTGTCCAGATTGTTCTATGCATGCTACTATGTTTTTATCTAAAGTTAATTTTAAACACATCAAGAACAAAAATGATTTCAAAAGTTTATTTTATATTTTTCATAATGTAGTTAATAAAAAAAAAAATAAAGAATTATTTAATGTTATGGGTCTAAACGCTTATAAAAATCAAAGTTTATTTAATGCATATAATAATTTTGTCAATGTTTATACTGTACGTGGTAATCATAAATTAATGACGGATAGTTTTGCAAGAAACATTACTATTAAACAATGTAAATCATTTTTATTAAAAAATCACATGTTTTTTAATATTAATTAGTTGCTGGTAAATAACCTGAATTTGTTGTTGAAGAACTAATTATTTCTCCATTTTTATAAACTGTACATTTAAATGTTTGTTTAGAGGGCATTGAACAAATTGTTGCATCTGACACTAAATCTTCACTAAATAATGTTCCTGATAATCCAGCAGATATTAATATAATTATTGTTAATGCAACACTTACTATTCCATAAATAACATTATATATAGAAGTTGTTATATTACTACATTCATCTCTTTGATTAAATAAAATTACAATTACCATGTATATTCCTAAAAATGCAATAACATAAATGTTGAAAATATTATAAATAAACATGGGAGCAACAATATATCCTGTTACAAAAGTAATAAAAAATACAGTAAAACCATCTGTATTTGTATTTTGAAAAACATTAAATGGACTACATCCAGATTTTTCACTATTTTTACTTACTTTTATTGATGAAAATAATATTTTTCTTATTATACCAAAAAATGTAACAAATATAAAAAATACTAATCCACGATATGTTTGATAAAACACTGAAATTATCAATACACAAAAACTCAATATAATAGGGGAATAGTATACTATTACATCTATCATATTCTTTGACAATATTCCTGTATTCGTATTTATTATAGAAGCAGTGGTTATTGGTTGTGTTGCTGTTTCAGCCATTATACTATTATATATCATAAATTAATTCAAATACTTCTTGAATTGTTTCAACCGGATAAAATTTTTTGTCATCCAAAATATTTGAATTATTATATTTCTCTACTAATTTATCATAATCTTTTATATTTCTTTTAGGGAAAATAAAACATGTTATACCTGATTTTATTGAACCAATTATTTTCATATCTAATCCTCCTATTTCACATACATTTCCCATTAAATCTATTTCACCTGTTATACCAAAATTTTGTTTTATTTTGTAATCATTCATTAAACTATATATTAATACAGTCAATGCAACACCTCCACTTGGACCATCTTTACTTACTGCACCTTCTGCAGCGTGTATATGAATACCACACGATTTTTTCTCTTTATAAATATTATCCTTCTTTTCTTGAGAAAGTAGAGAAAAAGATAATGTTTCTGCAACATGAATACTTTCACTCATTACTTTTTCCAATGACCCTGTTAATTTTAATTCCAAGAAATTATTACTAGGATAATATTTTGCATATAATGGTAATATTCCTCCTTGACCTAATTCATTTGCCCACATTCCATTAATACTACCTATTTTATTTTCTTTTTTTATTTCTTGAGGTATTAATTCATGTTTATCTTTCATATATTTTTTAATATCTGCCATTTCCAATATTATTGGAAATGATTTTACATGAAATGTATTTTTAAATATACACAAATTTATTTCTCCTATTATATCAAATATTATCTCTTTTAATTTTCTTACACCAGGTTCCAACGTATATGTCTCTATTATATATTTAATTGTATCTTCTCTTAAATCAATCATATTGTCTAATCCCATGTTTATTAATATCTCAGGCAATAAATGTTTTTTTACTATAATTATCTTGTCATTTAATGTCAAATGCTTAAATTTAATTCTATGAATTCTATCTAATAATACTCTATCTATTGAATTTGGATCATTATATGATAAAACAAATAGTACTTTTGATAAATCAATATTTATCCCATTAAAATATTTATCATGAAAACAATCATTTTGACTAAAATCTAATAAATGTGTCAATATACCTATCAACTCTTTTCCATTTTCTGTTTTACTTATTTTATCTACTTCATCTATATATATTATCGGATTCATAATTTGTTTATCCATCAAGATTTGAACAATAGAACCCCATGTTGAACCTACATAAGTATAATTATGACCATGTAATGTACTTCCATTACTTTCCCCACCCATTTTTATAAATGCAAAAGGACGACTTTCACCATTTTCATCCTTTAAACAATCAGCAATACCTTTTTTCGCTAATGATGTTTTTCCTACACCAGGACAACCTTCAAAACCAAAACAATATCCCTTATTTTCACCATTTATCCATTGACCTATTATTTTTTCAATTTCTGTTTTTGCATTATCATGTCCATATACAGATTTGTCTAATGATAATTTAATCGCTACAAAATATTTTTCTATATAATCAAAATTATTTTTTATTTTATTTAATATTGTTATTAACGATTCGTATTTACTATTACATAAACTAGAACGCTTTTCTAAATTATATAAATGAAACATTAATAATAAATTACTCATATTTTCATCTATAAAAAAATTAATTTCTTTTTTTAAATCTAATTTTGTATATACTTTATTATTATAATTATGAATTGTAATTTTTTTTATTTTACTATAATTTACTTCATTATTTGCTATTTTTAATACAACATCATTTATTTTATTTATATTTTCTAATATTTCTGTCTTATCTCCTTTTGTATAATAATTCTTTATTGTTTTAATTTCATTTTCTGTAATTTTAAATAATACTTTATCTTCTAATAATTCAGATATATTTTTTACATGATAATTTATCTCTACACTTGTATATTTTTCTTTTATTGGAATCGTATAATTTAGTTCTTCATATTTATTTAATATCATCCCCAACTCTTTAATCAAACAACGATTTACATTCATAATATTTAATATTGGTTCTTTTTTAAAAATACCAAATGGTATTTTTAATAATCCATCCAAATATTGTTTTGCTTTACTACAAGAATCATCCGATTTGGATTTTACTTCTTTTAATTTAATAAACGCTTTTTCTTTTACATTATCATTTACTTTTAATAAATGAATTTTATTTTCTAATGAAACTGAATTCATATCTTTATTTGTATCTATTGTATTTTCAACAATCTTTTTCATAATTTCATTAAAATTTTGTTTTATATTTAATGGTAATGAATTATATAATTTATTTTGTATATCAATATTATTCACATCATTGATTAATAAATCATATAATATATTTGCAATATATACATTTTCATAATCTTCACTATTATAAATTAACAATAATAATGTATTTCTTTTTGAATATAAATCACCATTATTAAATTCTTTAATAATATTATTTAATGTTTTATTTTTTAATAATTTATATAAATAATTATATCCAATAAATTTATTATAAATTTCTTCATGATCATATATAAATAATTCTTTCAAGGATAATGAATTAAAATATTTTTGATATGAATCTGATAAAAATAATGAATCTGTTGGTAAATTATTTTTTATTATTTGTATCTTTTCATTTATAAATGCATCATTTAATAGAGAAATTATAACATCATCTACTATTCCATAGACAACTATACTTTTATTTATTGATGTATTATGAATATATACTTTCATACCATACACTTTTATATGAAATTGATTTGTTGTTAATAATATATCATTACAATGAAAATTAGATGTATCATTATTTAAATTTAATACTTTATATCCTGTTGGATGAAAATATTTTTTTAATAATTCATATTTTAATAAATTATTCTCTGTTTCTATATATTTTTGACTACCAAAACAAACAATTAATAAATTTTCAAATGAATCTGTACCATATATCTTTATTATTCCTGATAAATCATTATTAATATTTTGTAATTGATTAATAAATACTTCTTTATTTAAACATGTATTTATTAAATTAATTAGATTATTTATTTTTTGCATTATACCATTTAATAAATTAAAACATGTTTCATATTCACTTTCACAAATTATATTATTTATTTTATTGACTTTGGCGTTTAAAATTGTACTTTGAATAATATTATTAAAAAATATTATTTTTTTATCAATTAATCTAATTACATCATCAGTAACATTCATATATTATAAATAATATTAATTTATAAAAATATAATAATTATATAAAGATATATTTATATAATATAGAGAAATGGGTATTCCAAGTTATTTTTCATATATAGTTAAAAATCATTTTAATATTATAAAACCATTGAATATTTATAATATTAAAACAACACATTTTTATCTTGACTGCAACTCTATTATTTATGATGTAATAAAAACAATTCAATCAAAAAATAAAAATAAAATAATTAACAATAAAAATATTATTACAAAAATTATTTCTCAAATTTGTAAATATATCAAACTTATTTCTCCTACAACATTGGTTTATATTGCTTTTGATGGTGTCGCACCTATTGCAAAATTAGAACAACAACGACAACGACGATTTAAATCCTATTATCAAAATCAATTAATCAATTCTATTCATCCATCACAAGATAATAATTGGGATACATGTCAAATTACACCTGGAACACAATTTATGAACGAATTAAATTATGAATTAACAAATTATTTTAATGACCCATCTATTTTTAATGTAAAACAAATTATCGTTTCAACCACTAATGAAATCGGTGAAGGAGAACATAAATTATTTGATTATATTCGTAATTGTACTTTTCATACAGAAAATATAAATGTTATTTATGGATTAGACGCAGATTTAATAATGTTATCTATTAATCATTTGTATATTGGAAATCCTATTTATTTATATAGAGAAACTCCTGAATTTATTAAATCTATACAAGAAGAATTAGAACCCAATCAAGATTATTTAATGGATATATCTCTACTTTCTCAATCAATTTCCCTAAATATGAATCATTATTCATTGCATAATTCAATTAATAGATTAGATGATTATATATTTATTTGCTTCTTATTAGGAAACGATTTTATGCCTCATTTTCCATCTGTAAATATTAGAACAAATGGTATTGAAAAAATTCTTTGTGCATATAAAAATACAATTGGTAATACTGATAAAACAATTATTGTTGAAAAAAATATTTGTTGGGAATCTTTTTTTTTATTTATAAAATGGTTGGCTACAAACGAAGAAACTTTTTTTAAAGAAGAATACAAACTTCGTAATATTAAAGAAAATTCTTATTCTAGAATAAATGATAATTGGAAAAAAATAGAATTATTACCTAATTATGATAGAGATATTGAAAAATTTATTAATCCTGAAGAAGAAGGTTGGGAATCAAGATATTATCGTACTCTATTTTATAAAAATAGTAGAGAACCAATTTCTAATATTGTTGATAATTATTTAGAAGGTTTAGTATGGAACATGAAATATTATTCAAAAGGTTGTATTGATTGGACATGGAAATATAAATATCATTATCCACCTTTGTTTAGTGATTTGTTAAAATATGGTAAACAATCTATTAAAAATATTCATTTTATTGTAAATACTACTGCTGTAAATGAATTAACACAATTATGTTATGTTGTACCTCATAGTTCTCTATATTTAATTCCCAATAATATTAAAACAGAATTAATGAAATATTCACATTTATATCCAACAGATTGTGATTTTATTTGGTCTTTTTGTAAATATTTCTGGGAATCACACGCTATTTTACCAGAAATAGATATTTCTTTTATTGAACAAATTATTAAAAATAATTTATAAGTTTAACTCATTATAATTTTTTATAAATATATGTTTATGAAACAAATTAGTAATAATAATATTACAAAACAAGTCATTACTGAAATTGAACATAGAGATAAATTTTATGCAATATTAAAAAATGTTAATCCTGGTTTATTTATTATAAAATTAGGGGCATCATGGTGCGGTCCTTGTAAACAAATTGCTCCTGTCATTGATGGGTTTTTTGCTTCTTCACCTAACAATGTTTTATGTGCAGATATTGATGTAGACCAATGTTTTAACTTGTATGCTTTTCTTAAAAGCAAGAAAATGGTTAATGGAATTCCTGCTATATTATGTTATTATAAAGGAAATGAAAATTTTATTCCTAATGATATGGTAACCGGTGCCGATCCTGTTGAATTACATAAATTTTTTAAAAGATGTGGAAACCATTTATCTAAAATTAAACCATAATGAATTTAAAATTATATTAAATATTGAATCAAATGAGTTTTGAAATAAAACAAAACGAATTTATGAGAATTCATTATGAATATCATTATATCTTTGAAATAGAGAAATGTTGTGGATATACTGAATGGATTTCTGTTTATAAAAAAGATACATTAGAACAACTATATCACAATTTAAATATTCAATTTTCAAATACTAATAATAAATTATTTATGATGGATAAAAATTTAAATAAAGTTTTTATTGAAAATACTAATATTATTATTTTTGACTTTATAAGAAATAATCCTTTATTTTTTACACCTATTTATCCTATACCTAATTGGATTATATATAAATTATATTTAGAGGATGGAATATGTCATTGTCATAATTAAATAATATATTAAATATTATATTAAATACAATATTATAAGTTGTATTACCTATGAATACAACTTATACTGGCATTACTGGACCTATTGATCATACTGGCCGTGTTGGTCATACTGGCCAAGTTGGTTATACTGAAACCGGACCTATTGGTCATACTGGAAAATTTAGTTATACTGGACACGTTGGTTATACTGAAACCGGACCTATTGGTCATACTGGAGAAGTTGGTAATCTAATACTATATGGTAATACAGGTCATAATAGTTATAAGGGTTATACAGGTCCTTTTGGTTGTACTGGTCCTTTTGGTTATATAAAGGGTGTTACAGGTGCATCTGGTTATACCGGTTGGATTATTGGTGATACTAAATCCAATTAATATTATATTAATATATTTGATAATTTTTATCAAATATATTTGGAGATAGATGTTTTTTTTTATTTTGATGTATTGATAATTATTTCTTATAGTTGTTATATTAATACTCAGGAACATGTTTTTTAAAAATACATCCTTGAGAAATTAATCCTTTTATTTCTTGATTCACCATTGCTGCATTTTGATTTTTACAATTAGACATCCAAATTTTTATTATACAAAAATTCTTTTTTGGAGAAATAGTAATTCCTGTTACAGAAGATACAAAAGATTCATTTGAACTAATAGTTTCACCAACTAACGCAAATGTTAAATCTCTCCATACTTCACAAACATTTTTATTTACTACTTTATAAGAAAAACAACCGCCATTTCTATTTAAAGGGTCTTCCCAAACTGGTTTTACATTTTCTTTCATAATAAAAAGCATACAATTTTTAACTAATGTATCTGGAATGGTTTCTGTAATTGTTATCATTTCTTCTATTGAAGAAATAGTAAATATATTTTTATAACTATCTATTGTCCAATCTGTATCATGTGGCAAATGTGCCCATATTGTCCATTTGTTCATTGTTGAATGATATTCAACATTTAACATGAATATATGTTTATAATATCAATATATTTATATTAAATATATTGATAATTAATACTTTAGAACTTCAAAATCTTCATCATTTACAAATTTCATATTATTTGAAATTTTCTCATCACTTTTAAATAATGCATCTTCATCTTTTTTTATAAAATATGTATCTTTCTTTAAAACAATTTCTTCTTTTTCTGTAATTACTTTATAATTCATTTCGTGATCTAATAATTCTATTTTATAATTTACAATAATTGGATCTATATACACTTTATATTCTTTATATATTAAAAAACAAATGAAATATTTATCTATTATATTATTTACCATATAATAATTATTTATTTGAATAATAAATGTTTTTTCATCATCTATTAATTGAAAATTACTTATACTTATAGTTATTAGATGAAATTTGTAATCACATTTCTCTACATCTAGAGAAATATTTACATTTCTACTTATTATTTTATTTAAAGTATAATAGTCTGTATATATAAAAAAATCAAAATATTCTGGATTATAAATAGCAACTTCTTTTAAATTACATGTTTTGAATACAAAATTACTCTTTATTATATCAACTTCATTAAACATGTACATGTTTATTTTATAAATACTATCTTTTACTATAGGAAAATTATATATTAAATTTATATTTTGTTTAACATTTATCTCTACATAACTATAAAACAATACTGTTTCATAAAAAATGGTTGATAATATTTCCTTATATTTATCTTTGGATAAAGATATGAAATAATATGTAGATACAAAACTACATCCAAATAAAATTCCTTTTATAAAATAATTCATTTTTATTATAAAAATAATTCTATTTATATTATTATAATTATTATTAATCAAAAGGACTAAATGACAATCTGTTGGTTGAGCAACATTGTGATGTACAACATACATTTCCTAATCCTGGAATCTTAGTACCACAATTTGAATCACAAGATGAGTTTACTATGGATGAAGTTTGACAATAAGGATCATACTTATTATTGCCAATTATAGAACATGTTTGAGGAAATGGTGGATTGGGACCAGGTGGATTGGGACCAGGTGGCTTTGGACCAGGTGGCTTTGGAGGTGGTGTTGGTGGTGGTCCAGGTGTTGGTTCAGGTGGTCCTGGTATTGGTGTTGGTGGTGTTGGGGTTGGTTTTGGTGGTGGTGTTGGGGGTGGTTTTGGTGGTGGTGTTGGGGTTGGTTTTGGTGGTGGTGTTGGTGGTGGTCCTGGTATTGGTGTTGGACCTGGTGGTATTGGTGTTGGACCTGGTGGTATTGGTGTTGGACCTGGTGGTGTTGGTGTTGGTGGTGTTGGTGGATTATATACATGAATATCTGGATATGGGATAGGTAATTGTTGTTGATTTGGATTATAAGAAATTAAATATATATTTTTTTCTTCAATAGGTGGATTTTTATTGGGTGGAAATGTAGTTACCACTTCAGGTAAAAATTTAGGTGGAATAGGTGGTGATGTATATCCTGTTTGTAAATAATATTGTTCTTGTTGTTCTTGTTCTATAGGTTGAATAGTTTTACCTGTTGCAATATCATATCCTAGTGCATATAATATAATACTAACAATTAATGTCATGAATAAAAATGGAATTAAAACAATGATCCAAGATATAAACCCTAAATCCATTTCACATAATATATTCAAGAAAAATGTAATAATAATAGTAACTATCATTTTAACAAATGCTGTATTATATAATCCATTCATAAAATCCAGTATAATTTGAATAGTACATAATAATAAATATAATAATGCAGGCATACATATCATTATATATATTGATATAAATTATATTTTATAAAAATTACATTTAATAATAAAACACCCCCAAAGAAGAAATTTTTATTCTGCCTTCGGCAAAGGCGTTTTTATTCCTATGAAAAAATAAACAATATTTCGGTTTGTTTATTTCTTTTCGTATGATTTTAATATATAAAATATACATTTATAATAAATATGGACGAACATATTGATATAATTATGCGTCAAACTAATTATAGTAGAGAAGAATGTATTGAAAAATTACAAAATAATAATATGAATGATATTATTAAAGAATATATGGGTATTTCTCTACAACCACAATCTAATAGAAAAAAATCATTACAACAAGAAATATATTGTCAATTAAGAAGACAAATGGATTCATCTATTAAAGAATTTAATAAAAAACAAAATGAAAAACTAGAGAAAGAAATCAATATGATAAATTCTTAAATTATATAATTATATAAGGTATTATATATGAGTAAAAGAAATCAAATAAATAAAAAAAAACAATTGACTAGAAAAAATAAAATTCAAACAGATTTTTATGGATATATTAATAATGATTGGATACATTCACATCAAACACAAACAATAAATAAACCATATATTACTAGTTTTGAGATATTAAGTAATAAAATAACGAATGAAATAAAAGAATTAATAATTAATAAATTAATAAAAAATGATAAAAATATTAATAATTTATTTCAGTCATATATAAATAATGAAGATTATATTATAACAAATTATATTCTTCTACTTGTTCGTGATTTAAAAGAAATAATGAAATTGGATTTTAATACAGGAATTTATAAATTAATTGCATGGGCTAATGAAAAAAAAATAAGTCAATTATTATCTATCAATATTTCTAATGATCAATTGGATTGTTCTAAATATAGTTTATATATTCAAGAATCAGGAATAATTACAATAAATGAACCTGAAAATTTTACAACAAATAGTAAAAATAGTAGAGAATTTATGAAAAAATATAATAATTTTTTGAATAAATTATTTTCTTGTATTTTTGGAGAAAATCATGAATATAATTTACAAATTATAATTGATATTCAAAAAGAAATGTGTAAATATCTATATGCATCTTCAATGGAACGAACTACTGATAAAATATATAATGTGTTTAATAAAAAAACAAGTAAAAATATTTCTCTAGATTTTAATGAATTAGCAATCCAACTTGGATTCAACAAAATACCAAAAACGTTTATTGTTGAAAATCCAGAATTTATAAAACAATCCATGATTTTAATGAAAAAACACTGGAATGATATATTAGTATATTATATTTATAATATATTAATATTATCAAGTAGTTTTCATAATAAATTATATAATATTTTTCGTGATTATTCAATCATTGATAAGAAATTAAAAATGTCTTCTAAAGAAGAAAGAGCCATTAGTATTATTACTACTATTATGAATACATCTGTGAATAAATTATATATTCAACATTATGAAAATAAAAAAGAAATACAAATGACAAAATATATAATGAAAGAATTATTAAATACATTTATAACAAATCTTAAAAAAAATAATTGGTTATCATCCGAAACAATAAAAAAAGCGTTAGAAAAATGTAGTCATTTAAAAGTATATATTGGAACAAAAGAAAATTGGATTGCAGATCCAAGTATTGTATTTACTGATAATATTTTTGAAAATGTAGAGAAATATTTTTCTTGGAAAAATAAATATTTTATTCAAAATTTTTATAATAAAACCCCAAATACAAATGTATGGAATAGATGGTTGAATATAAACACATTTACAGTAAATGCTTTTTATAATTCAAATAGAAATGAAATCGTAATTCCAAATGGAATATTACAACCACCATTTGTAAATATTCATAAATCAATATACTATAATATTTCTTCAATAGGAACCATAATAGGACACGAATTATCTCACGGATTTGATAATAACGGAAGTTTATACGATAAAAATGGAAATTATAAAAAATGGTGGGAACCAGAAGATTATATAAAATATACAAATATACAAAATAATATTAAAATGTATTATTTAGAAATAGCAAAACATGATAAATTTAAAATTAGAGAAAATTTAACACTAAATGAAAATATTGCAGATATATCAGGATTCCAACTTGCTGAAGAAACATTGATACAAATATTAATAGATAAAAAAATATATGGAACTAAGCAAAATAAATATTTGACTGAATTTTATATAAATTATGCAAAAATATGGAGAACAGTGATTCATCCAAAATTATTAAAAAAATTATACATATATGACATTCATTCTTATGCTAAATATAGAGTGAATTGTACTCTTTTATTATCAAATCATTTTAGAAATATATATAATTTAAATACAGATTATACAAATAATACTCATATTCATATTTTTTAAATAATCATTATTCATAATAATGATTATTATACATCCATAATTGGTTTGATAGAACATCTTTTTAATGTTTGAATATTACTAGAAGGAATCACTTTATGATTAATAATAAAATCATCATTTTCTTCATAATATTCTGGTAAAATTCTTGTTAATGGTTTATCAATCATTAAATATAACCGATGACTTTTTAATAAATTTCTATATTCTTGAATAGATAAATTTCCATAAAATTTTTCCAACATATAATGTGGATTCGGAGCAGGTTTAATACTATTATTATATTCATAAATTTTTGAATATATATTATTAAGTAATGCATATCGTTCAAATTTAATAGAAGAATCAATACTTTCTTCCATTAAATACGCTACAGCACATTCAGGACTACAAAAACAACCATATACATGGTATGTATCTTTAATTTGATATTTAGGAATAAAAATAGAAGGATTATCAAAATCACATGTACACCAAAAACATGCTGATTTTTTATCAGAAATATTATTATGCAAATTATGCTCCAAAATTTTTATTTTTTTCCATATTTCTTTTGTCTCTACATTTAAGGGTTTATCATTTGTATTTGTTAAAATAATATTTTGTTCAGTGTCAAATTCGTCATATTTATATTCATTTTTATTCATTTCACAATTATAAGGATCTATTTTTGAACTTGTAAAATTAGAATTATAGTCTCCTACTACAGTTAAATCTTTTAAAGAACATTTTAAATGAAGAATCACATTTGGTTTTAAAGATTTATCTAAATCAGATATACTTTGTTGATTAATAATTTTTCCACCTTTGGGTTTCCTACCTCTTTTTTTACAGACAATTTCTGTAGATACATCAGTTGTCTTTTTACGTGAAATTTTTTCTTTAGTAGACATTTTTATATACTTTGTTTTTTTCTTTAAACTATTTATTTTATTTCTTTTCCTTCCATCATATTTTGTTCATGTTCTTCAAATGTATTTCTCTATCCTAAGTTAAAAAAATGTTTTTATAGTTTAGATGGTTATATAACATATTTATTTCTACCTAACCATTTAGTTTATATATTAATTATTTTCATAGCATTTTCTACATACTGGAATATAATTATCACTTCCTATAAGAAATTGTTCTTTATCATTTGTTAAACGTAGAGAAAATATTCCTGGCGTACCATCTTTGCAAATTCCACACAAAGAAGTCATTTTGGTTACTTTATCACATAAAGGAATTAAATCTAATATATTCCCAAATTTTTTTCTCTCAAAATCACCATCCAATCCACAAATAAATATTTTTTTATTTTCTTTTAATAATTCTTCAACGCATTGAATTAAATCAGGAAAGAATTGACCTTCATTAATTAAAACAACTTTTGCTTCTCTAAATTGAAAATGTATATTCATCAAATCTTCATCTATTGGGTCTTCCAAGTTATCATAATTCCAAATATCCAATAAATGAGTTGTTTGAATACATGGTATCATTATTTTATCGTGTGTACTTAAATCTGTTTTATGATATCTTATATCTGACGAATGATTAATTACTATAATAGGTATTTTGCAAAAGATATTTTGTTTATATATTTCTAATAATTTGCTGGTTTTTCCAGAAAACATGGGACCAATGAATAATTCAAGATATCCAACCATTTTATTAAGTAATGAAAATTTATATTATATATTTGAATCAATTTTATTATTTTATTATTTATAATTATTAATATTTATAAATTATTGGTATTAATAATTAATGAGTATTCCATGGGTTGAGTTATGGAGACCAACAAAAATAATGAATATTATTTTAGATCCAATAAACAAGGAAATAATGAATAATATAATAGATACAGGATATTTTCCTAATTTATTAATATACGGTCCACCTGGAGTGGGAAAAACATCAAGTGTGATTGCATTAGTTAATGAATATCAAGAAAGACATAATTTTAAAACAAAAAGTTTAATTATACAAAATAATGCAAGTGAAGATAGAGGAGTAGATATAATAAGAAATCAAATAAGTCAATTTGTAAATTCAAAACCATTATTTAATGAAGGAATGAAATTTATAATATTGGATGAAGCAGATTACATGACAAAAAATGCTCAACAAGCATTAAAATATTTATTACAAGAATATTCACCTTCAGTAAGATTTTGTTTGATTTGTAATTATATAAGTAGAATAGATGATGGATTACAAAATGAATTTTTAAAATTAAGATTTAATCAATTACCAGAAGATGATATTCATGTATTTTTAAAACATATAGCTTATGTAGAGAAATTAAATATTAATGATAAAATAATTAAATCTATTCAACAATTGTATAAATCGGATATAAGAAGTATGATTAATTATATGCAAACAAATCAAGATGTATTTACAGCAGATTATAAAATAATAAATAATGAAACTTTAGAAAATATTTATATAAAGATAATAAATAATAAATTAAAAGAAAATAGTTTGAATGATTTTATAGAATATATAAGAAAAATAAGTATTGATTATAATATTGATACAAAAAATATTATAAAATATTTTATAAATTATATTATACGTTTCAAACAAGAAAAAATAAATAAAGAATTATTAGACATAATAGAGAATATAATGCATAATCAGTCTTGTAATAATAATCATTATATTGGTTATGTATATACTCAATTATCTAAAAAATTGATTTAAAATAACTTAAAGAATATAGAAACATTCACACAAAGATATATTAAAATGAACGATTTAAATATAGACGATGAATGGGAAAGTTATTTATTAAATCAAAATGTTCCTGATGTAGAAATGGATATCCATCATAATGATTCATTGCCTAATTGTTTTGGATATCATTCAATAGAGAAAAAAAAAGAAGTGGAATTACCTGAAAAAATAGTTGAACATGAAGGTTATGCACCCATTGCTTCAGATATATATATTTCTACAAAATCAAAGATTGCATATTTAAATCAACCAATTGATTTAAATCGTACATTTTGGGGAATTCATATTATTTCATATTGTATTCCAAATGAAGGAATTATAAAAAAGCAAATGAAATTCAATTCAACTACTCAAGAAGAATTGAATAGTATAAAAGAAAATTTACAAAAAGAAGTATATTTTGATGAACAAATTATTACAAGTATTCAAAATCCAACAGGAAGAATTAAGTTTAAAGATATAAGAAAAATTAGTGTGGGTATATCTAAAAAGGATATAATTAGTTATAGAATTAAAAAGAAGAGTGCTTTTTATAATTGTTTTGTTATGATAATGCGAATAAAATTAGATGGAATCTATAAAGAATATCATATTAAAATATTTAATACAGGAAAAATAGAGATTCCTGGTGTTCAAAATGATGATACATATGAATTAATATTAGGTAGAATTATTGATGTATTAGGTCCATTTATTACATCAGGTATAAATTTAGAATATAATCAAAAAAGTATAACTGTATTAATTAATTCAAATTTTAATTGTGGATTTTATATAAATAGAGAAAAATTACATGAATTATTTAAATACAATTATAATATTCAAAGTATTTACGATCCTTGTTCTTATCCAGGAATTCAATCAAAATTTTATTATAATCCAAATGTAGAGATACAAACAGGAAGTAAAATTCCAGAATCAAAAAAACATTTATATGATAATATTATTGAAGTATCATTTATGGTTTTTAGAACAGGAAGTATATTAATAGTAGGTATGTGTGATGAAAATGTATTGTATAAAATATATGAATTTTTAAAAGAATTATTGTCAAAAGAATTTCATAATATTAATCAAAAGGTAAATGTAGAAGATATAAAAGTGGTTAAAGATAAAAAGAAAAAAATCAGGAAAAAAATTTTAATTGTTGATATATAATTAATTGTTGATAATGAATTCTTGATATTATTATTTTTTATAAAAATTAATTTTATAAAAAATTCAATGAGACTGTATAATTTTTTTATTATAAAATGATTTTGTTAGTATGATTAAATTAATATAATAATATTATTTTAATCAATTTTTTATAAAATATTTAAAAAAATAATTGAATTAATTGGACTGGTGTTAAAGTGTAAATTGGTGTATTATTTTCAAAAAATATTTTTTCTTTCATATATTTTGTATTTATATTTATTTTATTTATTTTTTTAGAGAATTGTTCAATACAATTTATGCATTGTTGTAAAGTATAAATATTAACAAAATTAGAATATAATATTTCTACAAAAAACAATAAATTATAAAAATTATTTTCCAATGTGGATATATAATTTTCTCTAGAAGAATAAATATTTTCTAATATATTTATAATTTGTTTTATATCCAAAGTTTCGTTCTTATTTTTATTATAAATAAAAGAAAAAATATATTTAATAATATTAGAGTTGATAGATAATATATTAATATGATTTTCTAGAGAAATATCTTTTATTAAGTTATTTTCTTTACATTTCATAAAATCTTTATTTATTTCATAAATTGTTTTTTTGTAGATAAAAATAACAGCATCATTTATTTTTAAATTTAATAAATTATTTTGTTCGTCAGTAATTTGTTTAATAAATTCAATATACATGTAAATTGCTTTTTGTGTATGGTAAAAAGAAAGGCAAGTATTTTTTGTATAATATAATAAATAATTATAAATATGTAAAAGTGATTCAATTCCTTTTATGATAATTAAGAATTGATTATTAGAGTTAGTGATATTATTCTCTATAATATTATGAAAAAATTCATTAATGATTTTTAAATGATGGTTTAATGAATCTGTAATATTACCATCAATATTTAATAAATAATTATCAGAAAGATTTAATAAATATTGATTCGTTTCTATTTTAGACATATATATTATTATATTATATATTTAAAAATTAATATAAAGACAATAAAAATTAAATAATATATGTCTTCTGAAAACACACAAGTAAGTACTCCTCTTAATTATAGATTACCAAGTGAAGCAACAATGAAGCATGCTTGTAAATTATCAGTTGTTGAAGATAAACCAATCATGTTAGATTATTGGACTACTTCATTGGATAAAAAGGCATTAATTGGGGTGAGAGACAGTGGAGAAAAATTATTGGTAAAAAGTGAAGATGAATACACTTCTCCTGTTGCAAAATTTTATAAAAGTGGTCAAGAGTATATTGTCATTACAGAAAACTCTATTTATATTGTTTCCAGTGAAATTCCTACACGAAAAATATCTTAAATTTATATTTATTATTGATAAATATAAATTATATTATATATTATATAAATGACGTATGGAAATTTTTATTTTGGAAAAGATGGATTTTTATATAAAAAACACCAAAAAATAGGAGCAAGAAAAAATCCACCTATTGGTATTATATGTAATCAACCTCAAAATGTTTGGAATAAATATGTTTCTGGATCAGGTGTAGGTGGTCATTCTGTTGCAACAAGAAGAGCAGCATTATATCGTGCAACAAAACCTGTTTATACTGCTCCTTTCGGTCAATGTATTACTACATTAGGGTTGTTTTCTAAATATGCAAGTAGTAGTAATAATTATCCATTAAATTGGTATATTCAATAAAAATTTATATATTATATATGACAGATTCAATAACTATTGATAATTATATATTTAAATTAATTAGACAAACAAATCATACTACAAATTATAATCATGTTGTAGAAATTAGTGTTTCTGGAATAATAGATAAACGATTATTTCCTAATTTTTGGGTATATCAATCAAATAGTGAATTGGGATTTTGGAGATTATGTTATATTAATATAAGGAATCGTACTGGTATAGAGAGAACACCTTTTCATAAAGGTGATTTAGATTATATACAATCTACTCTTATTCATTTACAATTACAATATTTTATTAATAATAATATTCATAAAATACCATTTGTTGAACTTAGTTTTAGTGAAAAAGAAGAACAACAGTTTTGTTTATATGGATGGTTTCCTGAAATAATGGATCATGAAGAAGATGAAATCCAAAATGTATACGATGTTATAGATGATGAAAATAGAATCATAACAGAACAACCATTTGAATCACTTAATAATGAATTACAATGTGGTTTTACTGCAAATAGACCTTATAGTTTTATTCAACAATTATTAGAAGAATTTTCTATTAATTTCAGTTCTACTTATCATATTGTCGGTACTACATTATTAGATAAACATAACTTTAATTTTGGCGACTTTATCAAATCACAAGGTAATATATATTCAATACAATTGGAACGCAACCAACCTAGTGAATTACTACAAACAAATAGTATTATATTATATTTCATGATAACGGAATTAATCATTCCAGAATTAGTAGAAACTTTTCCATTTATGGATTATATAACAGAAATATGTGGTAAAAAATCTCATGTTTTTCCTTTTTTATTAATTCCATTGGGTTCTTCTATTAATCATCTAGGAATTTATACAAAATTTATTCCTTGTGGAATTTATATTTGTAAATTATTTGATTATTCATATCAATGTTCTTTAGAAGAAGAAAAAAATAACAAATGTTCTGATAGTTATTCTTATATTGGTAATCGTTATGATAATTTATTTCCATTTAATATTGTATTAACTGAACTTATAGAATGTTCTACTAGTAAAGGTGGATATAAAAAAATAAAAAAAAAATCTTTAAAAAGAAAATCTTTAAAAAGAAAATCTTTAAAAATTATCCATTAAATTGGTATATTCAATAAAATTTAAAAAGAAATCAATTATTCATTTATAATGAATAAATTAATAACAGTAACAACATTAAATAAAGATTCCATTTATAAATTGGTTCGATCTACTTATAAAATGATGCATTTTAATGAAATGCCTCTAAAAAATAAAACATTAATTAATTACTTCTGCGAACCATCAACTAGAACTTCTGCTTCATTTCATAGAGCAATGTTTAAATTGGGAGGAAATGTGATTCCTATTTATGGTGAAACAAGTAGTAATAAAAAAGGTGAATCTATTGAAGATTCAATTAAAACGTTAAATTATTATGGAGATATTATTGTATTAAGACATCCTGATATTGAAGCAATTTATAAAGCATCTGATGTCTCTACTATTCCATTAATTAATGCAGGAAATGGAAATGGCGAACATCCAACACAAGCATTATTAGATTTATTTACTATTTATGATGAATTGTTGGAACGAAGTGATATAAATATATTTAATAAACAATTTACCATTACATTTACAGGTGATTTACAAAATAGTAGAACAATTCATTCACTTATTAAAATATTATGTCTTCTTCATACAAACATTACTTTTATTTATTGTGGAGAGGAAGAGTTAGGAATCCCTCTTGATTTGTATAATGATGTGTATACATCTTTTCCAAAAATAAGACAAATCACTTGGTATTCTATTGAAGAAGCAATGAAAATAACAGATGTTCTCTATATGACACGAATTCAAAAAGAAAGAATACAAAATACTGTTTCATATACTCCTTTTTCTTTGAGTAAAAAAACAATTACACATTTGAATAAATATGCAATTATTATGCATCCATTACCAAGACAAGAAGAATTATCAACAGAAATAGATGAAGATAATAGAGCTGTTTATTTCAAACAAGTAGAGAATGGTGTATATATGAGAATGGCGTTGCTAATGGAAATGTTGAAATGATTATAGATTTTATACCTTTTCACATTTAAATGACGATTATAATATAAATACATATGATTTTTATAAATAATGACATCTATTTATGAAGGTCTTATATACGATTTAAAAATTAAATTAAAAAATAAAAATATTAAATTCAATAAAATTTTTAGTTTAATAAATAATCAAAAATATAATGAAATTATTAAAATTATACGCGATGAAACAACCCAAAGTTTAATAGATAATATAGTTTCTGAAAGGGAAAGAATTGGTAATAATATGGAACACAAATTAAATAATTTATTGTGGTTAAATGAACGTTTAATTCAATTTGGCGAAGAACCTCAATTATCAATAAAAAAAGCATTAAATTTATTGAAAACAAATGTATTTATAAATATCTATGATTTAGAAGCAGAAAAATATGAAGGAAGAACAACAAAAGAGTTATTAAAAAAAGAATTGAGAAAAAAACGCGATAGACGTTTTCCTTTATGTAATGCAAAGGAAAATAAAACTTTAAGATGTTTTCTAATTAAACTATAATTTAAAATATTGTGAATTAATATGTGTTATAAATGTGAAGAATCTTTAATAATTCTTCCCAAGAAAGTGTATTATAATTTAAATAATTAGAATTGCAATCATTTATTTCTTTTTTATGATATAATATATATTCATATCCTTTCTTTTTTATTTTTTCTAAGCAGGTTTTATATGCTCCTAATTGTGCTAATTCATAATTTTCTGCAGTCGGATAATATTTATTAATTTGTAATATTTTATTTTCTACAATCTCATCAAACGTTTTTGAATTCATATTATACTTTTATATAACATGAATTATTTATTATTTATTCAATTTTATTTACACCATTGAATATTTAAAATGGGACAAAAAATATTCATTCAACTCATATTCATTTACATCATAATCAACCCAAGTTTTTAATAAATAGTCAAAATATTTTACACTTATAAATATAAAATCCCAATATGGTTCTGAATTT